CTCTCCGCTGCAAACCACGCAGAGGAGGGCCGTTCCATCAGTGTTGTCCACGACGAATTTATTGGCATAGACAGGCCCTTGAATGTTTGCACCGCCATTGGCTCTGATGGCTTGCAGGTGTACGTTATTTATTTCCGTTTCAGCAGTCGTCAGAAGGGCTGAATTCATTCCACCCTGGGTAACTGGAATGTATCCGCCGTCAATCGTGAAATCTTCTAGGTACAGCGTCGTCATATTGCTGTTACTTATCCAGTAGCCATTACCTGTCATCGTTGATGTGGCATCGCAATTGTAGAGGAATGTCACATCGTAGCCGTCGCCCTTGATCTTGAAGCCCTTCCGACCCGTCGTGAAATTGAACATCGGCAATCCGCCGCTCGGAGTACAGACCATCCATCCGCCAGCAGGAAGATAAATTGTTGGTACCGCTATTGGAGTCCCCGTGTTCGAGCGGACTTGCCCTTGCACTGCCGAGACCTGAGCGAGCGCGGCAGTGAAAGCGGCAGCCAACGCGGCATCGTCGGGATGGCCCCAGGTACACTTTGCCGGTCCCGCAAAAGTCCTCACTGTACTCAACTGAGCGACATTTCCGCTAATGATGCTTTGGATTGTTGTACCGGCAGGGTAGAAGATGCCGTTAGTACCACTCCCAAGATTATCTGCACAGTTAAATCTCTTGCCTACATCGGCAGCGGTAAATGGCGTCACGCCAGCGATGGTCGTGCAGGTGACTTGGTTCCCTGTCGTCGTATTGTCGCAGCTTGCATTACTGCGTGTGTCATGGAAAGCCCCCGCATAGTTGGCGACGTTGAATACCGGCCCTGGGCCTGACGTAGCCAATGGCAACGGTGAGTTGGGAGCGACCCCACCTCCAGGGCCACAGCCATTCGTACCGGCCCCAAGGGATACGACTGCCTGACCGACGCCGCACGGTGGAGGGTTCGTCTCCGAGTTTTCCCAAAAGATGCGCGCTGCGTTGACGATGGACGCGGTGATGCTCTGGCTGGCGCCGGTGATGGTGACGGTTGATACGAAACCGTTCTCCCCATCGGAGGTAAAGAAGGCGAAGGTCCACTGGGTGCTGGTCAGGCCGCCGACGGTGATGGCGTTGGCGCCGGTGTTCGAGGGTAGGGTAGCGGAGAACGAACCGGTGCTATCAAGTGCCCCACCATAACTGGTCGGGAAGTTGGTGGTTCCTCCCCAGGTCGGCTGGAAGGAGGTCGGGTTGAATAAGTTGCAGACCCACGTGCCGTTGATATAGGGAGTCGTCTGGTTGTCGGTCGCGGTCCCGGTGACGTTGGTGTTGCTTCCCGCCATTGGTCAACTCACATTCGTGAACTTGAACGGCACCGCTGGCGGGATGGTGCATTTGTCGCAGGGGAGGTATTTGTCACGCAGCAGGTACAGCACATGCCCGACCCCCGCAACCACGAGCATGCACCACGGATTATACACCTTTGCCACAAGCGAGACAGCAATTGTTGTCCACACTCCCAGGCACAGGGGGCACGCTCGCAGCTCACCAAGCAGCTTGCCTCGGAACAGCCGGTCGAACACCTTTCCGTCATGCAGGAGCAACGTTAGGTGCGACTGGGCGGCTGCCAGGAACAGCACTTGCAATGCGCTCAAGTGTAGCGACATCGTTTCCAACGGTGACCTCCTGGGTGGCGAATGAGATGATGATGGGCACCGGCAGCCCTTGCCCGTTGTTGGAAGCTCTGATGCCCGCTTGTAAGATGGGGTCGAAGCCGATTTCGATGGTCTCCACCGTCACCTTGCGGCTCAGCAGGAATTGCAGGGCAGCCTCGCAGTGCGGGCACCCCTTTTGTACGTACATGCGTATGTCGGCCATTGGCCCTCCTTAGTTGCATACCCAGATAGAGTTCAGACTTTTCGCCAGCGCTCCGGTACCACCACCGGCACAGGGGTTGGTAATGGTGCAGTCGGAGCAGCCGATGAAGGTTACTCCGATGGGGGCGGCGCCGAGGTTTGCAAACGTCGTTGTGCCGGGTCTAAAACGTTGATTCCCGAACATGGAGACCTCTCCAGCAGCGGCGGTAGACGAAAAAATGGATAGGTTGTTCGCTATCTCGAATAACTCGTTGTCGGACTTTGTACCAGTAGGAATTTTGATGAGCGTCGGCCCATAGAAGTCCATCACAGCAGGGTTTGTGACTGAAGCATTCAGGGTGATGCCAGCATTGACTGGATTTGTGTAGACCTTGCAAAGCCCTGAGTTCCAAATCCATTGACCATCCCCGACTGTCTGCCCGAACAAGACTCCTCCGCTAGAAAGCCCTGGAAATGGGGCACAAGTATCGCCTGCGCCAAACCCGTTGGAGTTCAAGTTCAATTTTACATTGCCGCTGAGTGCTCCACTTGAATTGGAGCGTTCCCACACTCCATAGACATAGGCATCCCCGATTGTCAGCGGCGTATTGTTGTTGACGTAGAAATCGACAATTGACGTGCCAGCGTTCGATGTGACTCGGCCTGCTCCGGTAGTGCCGTCAGGCGCAGTTATCCCTGCCGTGATTGTACCAGCTCCAACCTCAAATACCCAAGACGCAGGCGCCGTGTTCGCTAGATTCGGTGAAATCACAGCTACTGGGGAAAATCCGCGACGCGCCACGTCAATGCCGCCACCGGTTGCGCGACCAAAAATTCCGTACCCAGCTTGCCCCGCTCGCAGTCCGCTGACCAATGGGTCGTAAACCGGAGTGCCGCCTAATAGCAATGCCGCCCCTTTAACACCAGCATCAACACGGGACACAACAGCAAAAGGCACGGTCGCGTTGTCGACCTGCACGCCTGGGACGGGCACGACATTGTCGGCAACTTCTAAGTTTTCTACGTGTACGTTCATGCCTATTCCGCTGCTGGTCAAAACTGATGATGGAACAAGTACTGGAGGCATGTGAGCGTCAACATTGTTGCCCTCAAAAGTTCCATTCCTGACATATACGCCACCGCCGCCAGTTCCAGCAACGAGGCGCACGCCGCCGCTATTGAAGTTCCACTCATCGATAAAAATCAATCCCGAACCGCCACCCTTACCAGTGCCACCTCCAGGGTCTATGTTGACTGCTGCTTGCTGATAAGTGATGACTTGTCCGTTACCGCTTGACGCGTTTGGACCTACTTGAGCATAGGTAAATTGTGTACCAGAAATGACTGAAGCGACTGCAAACGAGCCATTGAAGCTAGTATCTGCGGCATTTTGAATGGTGATAAACTGTGTCGCCCCAGCCGCAATTGCAGTTGATGTTGTGGTGGTAACCGTAACGACACCTGAACTCCGGCTGAGGCCGGGCGTACCGGGGGCAGCAATTGTGGGAGCACCCCCAGGAGCGCAGCCTGTACCTGTAACGCGTTGGATAAAAATCCAGAAGGAGTTTGTGCCGATGTCAATTCCAGGGCCGCCGCCAGAACCGCAAGTGCCATGATTCCAAGACACACCGTCGAGCACGATGCTTGATACACCACCAGCCGAGGTTGTGCGATTGTTGTTTGAATCGATGCCAATCTTAGCGTAAGTAGAGCGGAAATCGTTGAGGTAGATGTTCTTCAGAGATATAGTGTTGGCATTGCCCGAAAACCATAACGCGGGATGGAGTAAGTCGGTGTTCCCACCTCCAGTCATCTTGCAACTTGTAGTATGCCCATTAGAGGGAACGCGGTTCTTGTTGACGCATTCGATGTTGATAGGCCCGCTTCGTAGTAGCCATCCAGAAGGTGGATTCCCTGCATTTGGGTCTTGCCCTCCCATAATCCACATTCCTTGATTTGCCGCAGGACCTCCGTAAGCAACGTCGCCGCTTAGCAACACGGTCCCACTCCCGGCGGTCGTACTAGTGCCTCCCGGTAGAGATTGGAGTGCCTTATAGACAGTCAGTCGCGCGCTCCCCCAAGACAGCCCGTCGTTGGCGTCGTTGCCGTTCGATGATACGTATTGGACAGGGTCTCCTGGGAGGGTTGGTTTGAGCGCGGCGTTTAGTGGAACCCCTCCAGGCCCGACCTTGAACCAGGCGGTGGAGACGCAATCGTAGAGGTCGCCCGTCAAGGTGTTGACGGCGGTCTGGGCAGCGGCGCAGGGGCCGGTGGGAACGCCTGCGAATAGAGTTGGGGCGCCGGTGAAAACGCCGGTGGGGTTTGGCAGGAGTGCTGCGACGGCCTTCAACTGCGCGCTGATGTCGATGGTGGTACCGCTGCAAGTGTTCGGCGTATTGGTGACGCAGACGATGGGTGAGGTGTAGTTGAAACAGGGGACTGGTGCCCCCGCCGGGAGGCCGAGGATGTTGCCGTTGGCGCAGATGCTGAAGTACCAGCTTGTACCGGTGGCGCCGCTGGTGGCAGCAATGACGCCATTGTCCGCCAAGGGGACGCTGAAAAAGCCGAAACTGTCCAGGCTGCCGCTGATGGACAGCTCGAAGCTCTGGCCGTTCGCAAGGGTAGGTTGCTTGCCGGTAGGGCCGTTGACGAACGAGAAGTTGAAGGCCCCGTTCTGGTACACCCTTCCTGTAGGGTCGAGGACAGTGCCTGTGACGGTGGTGTAACCGGCCATGGAGGTCTTAGCGGACGGTGACAGTCAGGTCGGTGGCAGCAGCAGTGGTGATGCACAGACCGGTGTTGAATTGCAGGTCATAGTTTAGCGAGGTACCAAGGGGCACGGTGGCCGCAGCGATGCCGATGGTGATGCCGCCGGAGCAATTGGCCGCAGCGGTGTCGAACAGGGAGATGAGGCCAGCGGTGCCGCCATTGATGGTGACGTTGTGCAGGGTGCCGGGGGCGCCCTTGATGAGGGTGTTGGTAGCGGCTACGATGTGCGTGTAAGTGAATCCGGCTTCAGCCATTTTTGGCCTTCCTTTTGGGCTTCCTAGGTATGCGTGCGACCCCAGCGCCAGCAAGGCAGCGAGGAGGGCGATCTTGGTGATCTGGATGGTACGCTCGAATTGGCGATCATTCACCGGTGTCCCTTGCGCTTCTTATGCCGGTATACACCATGTCGGCCTAATCTGCCAGACTTTTCCATGCCGTAGGCTTCGCCGATGGCCTGCTTCTGAGGCACACCTTCATGGCGCAGATAGTGAATCTTCTCACTGATGCGAGTTTGTGAACCACTGCGTTTCTTCTTACGCGCCACGTTTCTTTCCCCGCTTGCGTCCGGTGCGCTTTGCGTGGCGTTTCTTGCCACGCTGCATGAGCGTGCCAGCGTTGGCCAGTTTGTTTGCGGCCAGGTCCTTGATGTCGTCTCCAGGTGAGTCATCTCTGCGCATTTATTGGTACCTCCTCTTCCATTCGCGGTCGCGTTGCTTTTTGAGTTCGTCGTTAGGTTCGCGGACGAGAGACTGAATACCATAACGGCGCGCCTGCTCGATAACCTGTCCACCAGGAGTCAGCATTTGCAAAGTCACCTCGGCAGCTTCTTTCAAGTGCTTCTTGAAGCGCTGTTCGTCGTTCTTTTCGTAGGCTTTCCAGGCGGCCTGGAGTTGCTGGGTGGCGCGGTGCGCCATGTTGCCGATGACGTTCGAGGCATTGACGATGATGGGCGAGGCAAAGTGCAGGAGGTGCACACCGGTCTTGTACTGGATAAGGGCGGCGGTGATGAGGGCAGCGGTGAACTTGGCGGCCTTTACGGGGTCATTGCGGACGCCGCGCATGGCCTTGAAGTACTGGTACAGGATGGACGTGGGGATGTGCTTGAACTGGAGCGACATCTGCGAGATGGCTTCGGTGGCGCCGAAGCCTCCACCTTTACCATATAGTAATGGGGTGTGGGCTGGGCTGGACAGGAAGCTGAAATTCTTCGCGTCGATGGCGGCCTTTTTCATAGCGTCTTCGGGAGCTAGACCTTCGCGGAGGTAGCGATGGTACTGGCCTTCGTAAGCAACCGAACGGTCGATGAAGTCGGCCATGCCCAGGTAGTTGGCGAACAGGTCGAAACGCTGCATGCCGCTCATGTATTTTAGAGGTACTTGTTGCGGAAGGATACCTACGGTGGCGGCGCGCTCGTAGGCGGCTTTGGGATTTTGCGCTACCTTCGCTACGCCATAAGCAAAGTCACGCGAGTTCATTTGCGGCCAGACGGTGGTGAGCAGGCGTGCAAGGTGCAGTTCTTGCAGGCGCAAGCTGAATCCCAAGGTCGAACGGATGGCGCCGTTCATTAGGGTGCGTACCATGCGGTAGGCACGCTGGTCTTCGTAGCCCCGGCGCACTTTGCCGGTATATTTGTCGAGGTAGGAGTCGGCGAACTGGCGCCAAGTGCTGTTGGGTGGGAGTTCCTTGAGGGCCGCTTCGGCCTCGAAGATGGCCGGGCGGTCGAACAGGACGCGCGAGACACCCCTCAGGTAGCCGGGCAGAAGCTTGCGAATGTCGTATTCGAGACGGTCGGGAGCGATGCGCCCTTTGCGGCGCAGGACGTTGCTGAACAGGCCACGGCCCCTGCTTTCCGTGGTTGGTTCAAGTGCGAAGCCTGCCGGTTGAGGGTCGTATTCGGTGCCGAAGCCGCTGCGCAGGGCGTCGCGGACTCGCTCGGGCATGGGTATCTTTTCCAGGTGCGGCAGGTAATTCTCGATGAAGCCGAAGCGGAAGGGTGCAGGTTGGCGCCCGCTGGCAAGGTGAAGCTGTTCCCAAATGCGCAGCAGTTGGATGCGCAGGTGCGTGGCTGCGGCAATCTCTTCAGTTGAGAACATGCGGCCGGTGCGGTTGGAAGTTTGCCCCATGGCCTGGTTGGGGATGGCCCAGCGGTCGAGAATCTCGCCAAGATGGTTGATGTTGCGGCCCCTGTTGAGCAGGTCACGGTCGAAGCCCTTGATGACTTGGTCGACCTGTTCGATGGCGCCCTTGAACCAGCGGGATTTGTTGACCTCGGCTTCGCTGATGAGTTCACCGACCTTGGATGTTTCAGGGTATGGAGACTCGCGCAGGGTCTCAACAGGGTTCGAAAGCCAGTGGCGAACGCGGCCAACGATGGGGGGCATGCGGTTGTAGTACTGGATGCGCCAGTCTTCGTTCAGTTTTTGCTGGCGGGCGCGGTGTTCGCGGATGAGGGGGTCGTCGGTCGAGAGGTCTCCCTGGCCTGCGAAACTTTCACGGTGAGCCTGGACGCGCCTCTCGATGGCTGCTGGGTCAGTCATCTCGGCTGTCTTCATGCCTACAGTGCCACCCGTCGAGGGGTCCTTGAACAGGGTCAGGCCGCCAGCCTCGCCAGCGGGCAGGAGATTGTTCTGGTAGGCGACATGGTCCTGTTGCGTGAGCGGCCCTTTGGCGTTTTGAGCTTCACGTTGTGCTGCTGCGGCCTTGTGGCCTTTGACATAACCACGTCCACCGGCACCGGTCATGATGAGGCCGCCTACGAGGCCAGCAAGGGCAGCGGAGCGTTCGGTGGCGGACATGCGGTCCCAGTTTTCGTACAGGTCGTGGGCCTGCATGGTGGTGAAACCTGCGCCAGCGGCTGTGCTTACCGCTGGGCCTCCCAAGCGCATGGCGAGCTGGCCCGGTGAATAGAAGTCGGTGAGGGACTTTAGCGAGGCGCGGTTGAGGGTTGCGAGGCTTTCGGCCCAGTCGGCGCCTGCGGTGTATGGGTTGGGTGCGCCTGCGTGTTTGCCTTGGGCGCGTTCTTGCTCGAATTGTTGGTACTTCTCGTGGGCCTCGCCGGGGCGCAGAGTGGGGATTTTCTCGACCTCTTCGGCCTTCAGGGGTTCCCACAGGCGAGACCAGATTTTGTGGGCCAGGCCCTCCTGTGGTGAGGCTGCCGCTTTGACAGGGAAGAAGTCAGGCACCTTGGTGGCAGGTATGAAGTCAGGCTGCGCAGGAATGAACGATGGAGTATCTTCGGCCATTAGTTAGTACCGGGTGCGTACCAGCCTTTACCTTTGGAACCGTTCTCGCGGTAGATGTAGTTACCAGGGACATCTTTGGGCCGCTCAGGTCCGACGCCTATGCCGACCAAATCTTTCAAGTCACTGATAGCCCGCGAACCGGAACCACCGCCGGTCTTGAAGCGGATGCGGTTGCGGACCTGCTCAGCGGTGTCGCTCGACTGCTTGAGGCGCTGTTCGACTTCTTGGAGTTGCTGGTTGAGCTGCTTCATCTGGTCGGGCGTCGGTGGGTTGGTTGGTGAATACATGCGTGACAGAATCATGTTGCGTTCGGCGAGGGCATTTTTCATCCCAGAGACGGCACCGATGTAGCCAGGGTCGGTCTTGAGGGCGTTCCAGTCTTCCTTTTTCAGCTTACCTTGGGCGGCAATCTCGGCCCACTTGGTGTGCCAGCGGCCGGATGCGGCGATTTGTTCGAGCTTGTCCTTGCTCTTGAGCTTTTCGAGGTCGAGGGCTTGGTCACCTTTGAGGTCCTGGATGGCTGCTGCCTTGGGTGTGCCGACCTGGAGTTCGCGCTTCTCGCCGGTGGCGGGGTTGTACCAGATGGTGGTCCAAGTGCCGTCGGGGTTTTGATAGTCTTGGCCGACCTTGCTCCAACCGGCGTTCTTCAGGCGTTCCTGCTCGGCGGCATAGCGGCCTTGCTCGGCAATCTCGCGGGCCTTTTCCAGTTGCAGGCGCATCATCTCCATTTGCAACTGCTTGGCCAGCGCGCCTTGGCGCAAGGCGAGTTCGGAGGCTGCCTGCTTTTCGGCAATGTTCTTCGAGCGGGCGTCCTCAAATTGCTGACCTGCGCTGCCGAGCGTTTGTGCGAAGCTGCTTCCCATGTGGTGTCCTTTATGCGGTGGCTTGGCCGGGAGTCAGACCCCAGTTGAAAAGGTCACCGGCGCCGGAGCTGTCGGCAGGGGTGGTTGTGGGGAAGAAGATGTTGTCGAGTCCGGGAAGGGTGCCGGTGCCGGGAGAGCCTTCGCGGTTGGGGTTCTGGAAGCCACGAATGAGCATGGCGAACAGGGGGTTCATGTTTGCCTGGCCGGGCATGGGTGGCGGCTGGCCATGGATGGATTGCCACAGTTGGCTGGCTTGCTGCATGTTTTGCTGGTTGTAAGGAGCCAGCGCTTGGGCCATCACTGAGGCCATGATGTTGGGGGATTCCGCGAGACCTTGGGAGCCGAGGTTGCCCTGGACTTGGTTCGACACGGCGGCGACAAGGTTCTGGTCGAGCGGCTGGGTCATGCGGGTGATTTCGTTTTGCGCGAGTTGCGGGTTCTTCTGGTACTTGAGCTGCTGGTTGATGTAATCGTTCTGCTTGCGCTGTCCGAGCCAGTTGGTGATGAATTGGTCCCCCAGGCCAGCGACGCCCAGGACCTTGCCGATGTTGCCCCAGTTGGCGCCGCCCGAGAAACCTCCTGCGGGACTGTTGGTCAGGTAGCCGCCGATGTTGGAAATCAGGTTGGTGATGGCTTCCATTATGCGTTCGCGCCTCCTTGCTGCAACTGCCCGAGCCAGTCGCTGATGTTGAACCCACCCGAGCTGGGCGTGGCCAGCCCGGTGGTGTTGAGACCCCCCGACGAAGCGTTACCAAATGGTATACCTGAGCCGAAGCTGGGGGTGGTGCCAGGGCTGGAGGGACCGGTGGTACTGGTAGTACCGAAACTGCCTCCCCACTGCTGAGCGCTTTGTTGGCCGACGACACCAGGGTTGCCAGCGTTGGAGCCGTATTGGGATTGTATCAGTTGCGAGAGGTAATCGGGGGCCACGCTGCCGCTGGTTTGGGTTTGCACGTCGCCCTTGGCTTGGCGGACGGCGTTGGCGAGTTGCGCTGGGTTGAGCTGGTTGGACTGGCGAAGTTGCTCGGGGGTCGGAGGCTTTGGGGAGCCGGGCTTGCTCACCTGAGAGTAAGCGAACTCACCGGCACTCGCTAGAGCGCTGATGATGGCGATGATAGCTGTAGCGCCCAGGTCAGGCATGAGCTGGCTCCAACACTCCGGGGTTGACGCCGTAGAACATCACGGTGGGTTCGAGTATCTGAGTGCCGCCGATGCGGCGCACCATCTTGATGAAGCGGCGTTCCTTCTCTCTCATGGGGCCTAGCAGGATGATGTAACCTTTGTAGCCGCGCGCGTTGCAGTCTTCAAACATGGTGCGCAAGAGGCGGCGCAGGGTATAAGGAGGCGCGGACTCGTGGATGACTAGGCGGAATAGAATCACCACCCCGTGGCAAGGGCAGCAGACCAAGGTGCCAACAATCACGCCGTCCATGACGGCATGCCAGCACCAGTTCTCGTCCATGGGCATGCTCTCGAAGCCAGTCACGACCACTGAAGCCAAGCGCTCGCCCGGTAGTTGGTTGCGGACGATCATGAGATGCGCACCAGAGAACCGGCGGGTCGCGGCGTGACGTGCCAATCGATGCTGTCGAACTGCACATATGGGGCGAAGCTGAACCCTCCCGGTGCGATGGCCACATGCGTGCCGGTGAAGTTGATGTAGGCGTCTAGGCCGACTTGGTTCACGTCCACAACATACTCGAAGGAGGTGTCGGAGGTCGAGGGTAATGTTTGCAGAATGAGCTGCAAAGGGGGCGCTTTCAGGGAAGGGTCGATCTTGTTCACCACCACGTCGCAGCCCACAGCGATGGGAGCCATGGCACTGGCGCCGATGACGCCCTTGATGATAGCGCGCCTGATGTACAGGCGGTCGGTAGGGTTCTCCTGGATGGCCGAATTGGTGCGCCAGCCGAAGGGGATGTTGGCGCCGAGGGTAACTACGCCCGAGGGAGCGGTCCAAGCGTCGAAACCTTGGTCGTCACCGGCTTGCCAGCGCGAAACCATGCCGTTGGACATGCCTCCCCAGATGGTGACGGGGATGGTGCCTGGGGAGTAAATTTGCTTGAGAACGCTGATGCCTTGGGTGGGCAGGTCGGTGATGGACCAGGCCTTGAGGACCAGGTCGAAACAGAGGATGCGTGTCAGGCGTCCGTCGCTGCCCTGGCCAAGCACTGGTATGGCCATGCAGTACATGGGAGGATTGGCGGTCATGTCGCCCTTTGCGAAGTAGGCGAATGACAGGTCCATTGGGGAGATGTCGCTCAAGCCGCCGAACAGGTAAGGGCGGATTTCCTCGCTGATGATGCGGTCGCGGACGCCGTCGAAGACGGCGACACCCAAGTGCGTCAGGCGGATGATGCCGAAGCCAGGGACGAACTTTATCGTCCGTGGCGCAATGCAGCCAAGTTCGGTCTGGGCGCGTTGGATGGTGAAGTTGGACGAACCGAAGACGCCGGTTACTTGGTAGGTTGAGAACTCTTTGAATAACACGAGTGAGCCTTGCGGCGGGATGCCTGACTCCGCAATGGTGAAGGTGGCCATACCCATGCCTTGTTGGCCGTCGTCCTTGCCTACGAAGGCGGTGTTGACGGGGTTCCACGAGTTCGGGTTGTTAACGTCGGACATTTTCAGGCACGAAGGGCCGTCGAGGAGGTCGGTCGTCGTTGTGGGTTGCGTGTTCCACAGCCACAGCGAACCGGCATGGACGATGGCATGAGCGGCACCACGAGGGGCGGGCGTGCTGGTGCTACCTGCTTCCTGCCAAGTGATGGTGCCTGGCGTGGACTCAGAGACGACAGCACCAGCGGCAGTTGGAAAAGTAGGTTGGACAGTACCAGTATTGCCCCCTTGGATGGCTTTGTAGAGATGCCCATTGGGGGCGGTGGGCACAATGATGCTACCTGCGATGAGCGCAGTAGAAGCAACCCAGGTCGGAAAGGAAGAGGTGAAACCGTTCGTCAGGGCCGACGCGGTAGCGTTGTCCCACTGTTGAGGCGGGTAACCATTGCCAAGCGCGAGAATCATTTTCTTGACGAAAGGGACGAGCAAGGGGGTGGGGCTGGTGGTCCCGACGAACCCTCCGGCAGAAGCGCCTCCACCGATGGTGCCGCCACCGCCGACACCGCCCCCACCCGAGCCGCTGCCACCGGAGCCACCACCGGTGCCATCTTCGCGAGGGACAGGGTCGGCAGGAAAGGAAGCTAGAACGCTGCCGGGGCGAGTGTAGCTGCCGCTGTTGGTGATTTTTAGCAGGGCTATCGTCTGCGTGGTGTTGGTGCTAGGTGGAGTGGCGATGACGGTTATCGTGCCACCGCCCCCACTGCGCCTGCTCACTATCGGGAGGGTTGAGATGGGTACGCAGTTGATTTGACTGAGCAGTCCGTTGAAACCTATGGACACGCTTTGCACTGTGAAGTTGTTATTGAAAAAGGCAGGCAAGCAACCCGTTACAGTTAAGCTGGCACCTGCTGGGGCGCTGACGGCCGTCGTCGCGGTAAAGGTGTAGTACCCATTGCCGTTTCCGTCGTTGAAATTGAAAGCGCCGTTTGGAGCTGGTGCGATGGTGTAGGAGGTGCCGGAAGGCGCTGCGCTGCCGTTGTCGGTATAGGCGTTTGTAGGTGCAGGCAGACCTGTCCCGGCAAGCAGCACCTCGGTACCGGTGGTTGTGCTGCGGTAAACGTTGTAGCCTCCGACCGCGAGAGGGACGGAGGTCCACGTTAGGTTGATGAGGTGGTTCACTGCAATGGTTACGCTGGCTTCGGTGGAGGCGGTGGTCTCGCCGCCTGCGCCGTCGAGGGCTGTTACTTTGTAGAAATAGGTGCCTGCTGCGAGGGTGCCACCAGCACCACCATCGACGGCAGCGAGGCCGGTCGGCACGGCGAGCTTGGTCGTCAAGTCTTTTTGCAGGGCTAGGTAATATTTGACCGTGTTAGAAAACTGGTACAGGTTGATGTCTTCAAAGTTGCCTTGGCCGGTAGTGGGACCGGCACCGTTGAGAGTGGCGAACCCCAAGTTGCCATCGATCACCCGGAGCGAACCACGGATGAAGTAGGTCATGTTGCTGATGCGCGCGAGGGAGCCTTTGGGCTGGGCGGTGTCCGCCACCGACACGTTGAGACCTTTGAAGAGTGCTTTCTGGTTGAGCACTTTTACTGTCATCAGGCAACCCATTCCAAGCGCTGCAACTGGTGCGGACAATAACCCATACGGAACTTCGCCCAGTCGCAATTCTTACAAAGTAGTTGATACTTATCCTTCGGGAATCCCTCGTGCTTCACAATGCTTAACCAGTGGCCATTGTTGATTTCCCGCCTGTGCTGAGTTCCTCCACCTTTTACATGGTCCAAAACCAAGAACACTTCTTCAATCTCACCACAACAAACACATTTTCGGCCATACGCGGACAGGACTTCTTCTCGCAACCTACGCTGTTTCTCCTTGCCACGCTTGCGGTCGTTCTCGCGCACTTCTTCAACGTTCTCCTGTCTCCACTGCCGAGCACGAGAGTTGTTACAAGTGCGGCAAATGCGTTCAGGACCTGTAGCACGCTGGCGCATGAGCACGTTGTCACCAACGAGTTCATGGCCGAACTCGCAATGAGCTTTGCCGGTGTGCTGATTGCCAAAACCTTCTACAAACTGTCCCTTGTCGTTGCGCATGGTAGATAGCATACCGGCATCCATTATGGGCGTCAAGGCAAAACTGTTCCACCAAATGGGTGAGGATTCGCAATCGAGAAGGAGTCATCGCGCAATTGCACCTGGCGCGGACCAGCAAGCTGACGGTTAGTCCTGGCCCAGCCGGTGATTTGTTCGTCGAAGGCTTTCTTCAAGCGGGCCGCTTCGGTGAAGTCCTGTTCGGCCTGCTTGGCCTTGCTGAGCATGAAGTTGACGAGGAGGTCGTCCCATCCAGCGGGTACTGGTATGACGGTAGCGCTCTGGCCCGGTACATAGGGAGTGGTGAAGATGCGCTTGCCGTTCATGAACAGGTTGAGTTCTTTGACGGGGACGCCACTGGCGGCAGCGCTGATGGCTACACCGCCCGAAAGGGCGCGGACGCATCCGGCCAGGGAGGTGCCGCTGGCCAAGGATGAGTAGCTGACGACTTCGGTCAAGGTCGAAGGGGAGACTGGTCCGAGTTGTGCGAATCCAAAGGGCAGGACGAAACCGGCCGTGGAGGTCACGTTGATGGAGGTGTCGGTGGTGGTGAAACTGGCTGTGGTGGTAGTGGACACGGCGGTGCGCGCTGGCTGGGGCCAGACTTCGAGGATGACACGGTTGTCGCGGACAGAACAAGCCACTGCGCCGAGGATGCTGGAGGTGACGGCACTCCGGCGGAACATGGTGGAACGTCCGATTTCCGATACCGGGTAACCGTCATACCAGACATCGGCGAAGGCTTGCCATTCACCGGGCATGACGTAGAGAGGCTGGCCTTGGACGGTACCCACGCCGGTGTAGTCCATGATGCCACCAGCGATGCGGGAGCATTCGGTGAGACCTTGTGAGAGCCACCTGAATAGCGAGCCTGCGCTGAAGGCGCCACCATCGGTGTCGGGCAGGTAGGCGCTGCTGTGGATGGGTGGCGTGCCGTAAGCGAGTGTGGCCACCGGCCCGAGGATGGTGAAAGTTGCGGAGGTGCTCTCGAAGTAGAATTGTTCGGCTCCGGCCGCGCCACCGACGCTAGTGATGTAAACACGATATTTGATGACGTTGGGGGATACTGGCAAGGTAACGGCAACTTGGATGGACTGGTTGGCGCCGACAGTGAGCGCGCTCGATTCCGCCGAGGGGCTGGATTCTCCCCATGGTGTGAAGGCTGTCACTACCAAGAAGTAGGTGCCAAGAGCGAGAAAGTTACCGGCTGGGCTGACCACCGTGGGCGTGATGGTGGGTGCGCCGACAGCTTGGGGCACATCGGTGATTAATTCGCGGACCATCATCACGACATCCCCTACTAGCATGAGCACCTCGTGTGCTAACAAAAAGTGGCGGAGCAGGGTGTTTGCCCCGACCCGCCACTCAGGAGGAACAACAGCAGGGCCGCCACCCCGCTGCGCCTATCCGCTGCTGTATCAGGGCAACGGAAATTTTTACTTCAAAGTTACGGCCCGGCGACCAGTTCGAGGTCCTGCGAAGCTGTAAGGGTGCCGACGCTCAAGGTCACAATGACGTTGACCTGCGTGAAGGAGATGTCCACCCCTGAGTCGATGTAGTAATCGAGGCCGCTGTTAGCTGCGTTGGCGATGGTGAAGGCCGGTGCGTTGAAGATGCAGTAGGTGTTGGTGCCGTCGCTGACCGTCACTACGACAGCGGCCGCTGTGGTGGCGCTGCCACCGTTGTAGATTTTTACCCGCACGAGCGCCTTGGTCATGCCTTGCGACAGACCTTTGGTATTGGCGGTGGTGAACGAGGTGGTCGTCGAGGCAGCGGCAAGGGCGGTACCGTTAATCACGCCATAGATGGATGGCTGACCGTAGCCGGGGTAGAGTGTTTGGTACGTGTTTACGATTGCCAAAGGGTGGCTCCTTACATCACGAGCGCTTCAGTTTGAGCCGAAGGAAGTCTGCGGCTACCACGAAGCGTCCGAAGTGAATTTACTTTATCCATAAGCTCAGCTCGCTTGGCTCTGAGTTCTGGAGAAATTTGATAGTCCCCACGATGCACAGTCGCCCTGAATTCCAGTGCAAGTTCAGCCTGGACGCGCTTGATGACCATGTAAGGCAGACAAGCGGCCAACAACTTTTCTGCTTTGACACTGGATACCTGCCAATGCCAACAGTCAGCCCAGTGAGGTTTACTAGGAGGGCGCCACTGTTTCGTGATTTTGCCTCCAGGGAAGTTGAGCATGAGCCACTGCATCAGTTCCTGACTTGTATTAGTGACGACAACTCGCAAGCTGTGGGACCTATGACGGCGTCGAGCACCACCGCCAATGTCGTTAAGCAAGATACAACCTTCACCGTCGATGTAGGCTGCGAGCTGCACGTATTGGAGTTCAGTCGGCATGGTATCAATTATGGCATACCTGTAATGCAGACCTGCATCCTGGGGGAGGTACAGGATATTTGCCACTGGAGATATATCTTGGTAACTACTACTCTTTGGTTACTAGGCTGCATCCAAGGGTCGAGGGTGAAGTAATCGTTGCCGTTGAAGACCGGGAAGAGGTACTTGCTGTTCAGCAGGTAGCCACGGGTCGCAGGGCAGAAGGGGTCGGCAATCACGACGGCGTTGTTGTACACGAAGTGATAGCGGAATCCGGCCTGGAGCGCTTCGGTGTCTTGCTCCAGGTTCACGAAACGGATGAGAGAGGTGAACTGGTTCTTGAAGCCTGCGAAGTCGGTGTTGGTGAGAACGAAGACATCGGGTTCGTCGTAGCCTAGGACGACAGTTTGGTAAGCAAGTTCGGCGTTGGCCGGGGTCAGGGTGCCACCAGCGGCGAAGTTGGCTGCGGGCTGCCATGCGGTGGTGACGGTACGGTCGATACCGGCGATCACGTTGTTGGTCAGGCGGACCCACGAGTCAATGTCGTCCACGTCGATGGTGGTGTTCTGCGGGGCGGTGTGCCAGACGGCGCGGGCGAGCTTTTGGAGGAAGGATGCGCCCCCGATTTCCAGCTTGACTTCGACGAGGTCCAGACCAGCGCTGCCACCACGGCCGAGGATGATGTCGGTTACCGGGATGGAGACGTTCTGGTAGTAAGGGCGCCAGACTTGGTTGGCCGGGACTACCGAGTCGACGACGGTGGTGTTTAGCAACTGGTCGCCGTAGTAGGGGCCACCGGTGGTCTCTTCGGCGGTTACGAGCGGGAAGACCAGTTCCGCTCCGTAGCGGATGTCCTTACCGTTGCGCATGAGCGCCCAGAAGACCGGCGAGGGCTTGAAGACGATGTCGCCGATTTCGCCGTGGATATATTTTTGCGCAATGGCATCAAGGGTGTTGATGAGCTGCGCTGTAGGTTGCTGTACGCCAGTTCCGACTATGCCTGCCATATGTGCTCCTCAATAGTTACTGCTCTACTCCTCCAGCAGCGATGCGCTGAATCTCGGGGTCCTGCATGGCCTTGTACAGGAGTTCTTTCATCGACTTGGGCTTGTCCTTAGGGTCGATAGGCGCCCTACGGGCGTCGGGCGCTAGGGCGCCAGGACGGGCAGCGCCTGCTGCTCGCGCGGCACGTTCGCCTTCTTTGCGGCCTTCTTCGCGGGCTTTCTTTTCGATGGCCGCTTGACGGTCGTTTTCCGTCAGCATGCGGGCCGCCTTGACGGGGTCGGGCAGGCCCCACTTGTCGGTAATTTTTTGTTCGCTGGCGTAGCGGACGAGGTCTTCAAGTTTCTTGTCTTTGGGGCGCGAGAGGTCGTCGAGTGCATCGTAGCCGCGTTGCCAGACGTAGTCGGTGACGAAACTGAAGCCGGAAGCGATGGCCGCTTCGAGTTGCTTGGACTTGGTCTCGAAGTTTTTGGTCGCAGTGTCGTAGGCGTCCAGCTTCTTCTTGAGGGCCTTCATGACCGGGTCGTTCCAGTCGATTTCACCTTCGGCGTCAATCGGTGGCTTGCCGTCCACGCCCTTGTCTTTTACCGACTCGTATAGGGCGAGTGCGTCGGCGCCGAGCTTTTGAGCTTTCTGGAATTCGGCTTCGGCCTCTTCTTGCCTGCGCTTTGCGGCGGCAGTGGTTTCACTGCCCTGCTTGTGGAAGGCACGCAGGTCCGCTACTGACACCTCGTCGTCGCCGATTTTGAACTTCATGTCGTCAGTGTATTTTGCATTCGCTACGAGGTCGCTTAGAGAGATTGGCATTAGGCTGGCCCTCCTATGGCCGGTCCTTGACCTGCGGCGGCGCTACCGGAGCCAGCGGCACTGAAGCCGATTTGCGGGCGGGTTGCTGACTGGGTGGCGGCGGCGGACTGGATTTCCTTGATGGCTTTGTCCCACTGTTTCATGGCACCGGCGATTTGACCGGCGACGTTCGGGAGGCGCATGCCCGAACGGACAAAGAGCTGCATCATGGCTTGTTTGAGTTGCTGCATTTCGCGCATCATAAAGCCAGGGTCGGCGCCTTGGAGTTCGCTGCTGAGCTGGCTGACTTGCCCGCCAGCGTCACCTGATGCGCTGTCTGCACCGCTAGGTGCAGAGCCTGGCATGCCTGGAGGCGCACCTGCACCCATGCGGGACATGAGCATGGCTGCGAGCGGGTTGCCTCCAGATGCCATTACTTCTTGCCGCCTTTACGGGCGAGAGACTTGTCGTGCATGGCTTGTTCGCCCTTGGGGAACTTGGCACCGATGCTGCTGAATGGTTTGAGAATTCCAATCGGGTCGGGGACTGGGCCGCCCTTGGCGAAGCCGTCGCCCTCTTCGTGGTAGATGCCGGGGCGCGGGTCGGGACCAGCAGCGGTTACCTGCAAGGGGGTGGAGATGTCCGGGTAGTGGCCAGTGTCCAGAGGATTCTTTTCTGCGTGTGCTCCCATGATTTTGGTGCTCCTTTATTTGCCAGGTGTTGACCTGGCGTTGTATTGCTGAATGGCGTTGACGACATCGGTGGCGGCGCCGGGCGCGTTGTTGGTCATGCCGTTGGCTTTGAGAATAGCGGTGACGACTTCTACCAGCGAGGGGACTGGCTTGGCGTTACGCTGCTCGACCATTTGAATGTCGAAGAACAGCGTTGGGAAGCGGTCTGCCAACGGGTCGGCCATGATGATTTAGCGGTTGCCGCCTTTCTTGGGATTGCGCTTGCCGGAGTCGTCGTATTGAGTCGAAGGATGTGTCTTATGGACAGAGGTCACACTCGGCGAAGGGTCAACTCGCCGACTGCCACCACGGGCTTGAGACTGCTTGGGGAAGTCGGGAAGGCGGACCTCGCCAGGAGTGCCGATTTGACGGTTGCGGAACATGTCAGGAGTGATAGGGTCCTTGAGCCAAGGGCCGTCTTCGTAGAGAGGTGAGTTTAGGCGAACTGCCATGTTGTTCCCCTTTCGGCAACTGGTGCGAAGGGGCGCCGGTCTGTCTTCCCCCCAGTGCCCCCCTCGCGATTCAGTTGTGTGCTGCCTTGGTTCAGTTACTTCCGGCCATGCTTACGACCACGCCGACGGTTCTTTTCTGTGAACATCTGGTCTCCTTTCTCGGCAGCGCACCCAGTTTTGCAACCAGAGAGACCTGCTGCCGGGCACTTCTACAAAAGTCAGTAGCGGCCGTGCTTGCGGCCGCCTTTGCGGCGTTTATTCTTTTCGCGCACTAGTTCACCCTCTTGTCGCTTGGGCCGTACATGTCGAGCATCTCAACAGCTTTCTGTTCGACGAAGTGCAGGAATGAGGCTTCGTCACGGAACTGACGGCGGGTCGATTCGTGGACGTAGAAGGGGACACAGAGATGGCCGTCGATGGCGTATTGGGCAATCCAGCATTCGTCTTGTTTGGTTAGACAGAGGCGGACGCGTTCGGTGGTTGTAGAGGTGCTCACGTTGTGAGGTTGGGGGTACTGGTACGGTGGTGTCAAGAGATTTCAGCGAGGTGCTGCGCGTCCTGCGTGGGGACACCTATCCAGAGGCGACCAGTAAGGTCTCTATACACACGGTTACCGGCGGCGATGAGGGTGCCGTTCTCACACCAGACTTGGATGGTGCGCTTGCTGCGGCGCCACTCGATGGCGGCTTCTTTCACGGAAAGCCAACGGATGCCGACACAGATGTGCCACGGAGGCGCGGGTGAGAGGGTGTGTTGAGGGGTGCTCATCGTTCGCGCTCATGAGGGCAGTAACCAAGAATTCCACGAGCACAATTGCAATTGAAACACAGACAACGGAACTCATCTTGTGGATACCCGTGCCGCTCTAACCAGCGGTAGAGCGTCCACCCTGTAATATGCCTCTTATGGGTAGCATCTTTACGACCATTCACATGGTCGATGGTGAGGAACCATTTGCCAGTCTCACCACAACATTTACACCTGTACCCATATGCCGCAAACACCCGGTCCCTCAGAGCTTCGTGCCAAGCCTTTTGCCTCCGCTGAACTTTTTTTGCATTTTTGGCATACCACTTACGTTGGTACACTTTTAGCTTTTCAGGGTGGGCTTTATGCCAAGCTGTATTGCGCGCAAGAATCGTTTTGCGGTGTGCCACGTCAGTGTGGTACTTCACACGTTTGCGTTGTGCGTACTCTGCGGACTTGTCCATCAGCGCGGCCTTTTCAGTTTCGTCAAAGCGGACAACTGCATTTGTTGCTCTTGGACCTCACTTATTTCTTGGTGACCAGGAATGTCTAGCATCTCCAGCGCATATTTCAATGGCAGATGGCCCTTGTCCAGCAGGGCCAGGACCAATCGCCGCATGCTCGAAGCGCTGATGGCTTGGGTTGATGCGGGGTCCAGGTAGATGTCGTAGTCATCGTAGATGGTGGCTATCGAGGACCAGGTGATGAGGTCACTGCCGCCTTTGTTGTCGAACTTCGGGAAGCGGTAATCGTCGTAGTAGCGGGCCATGGTGTAGAAGACCATCTCCGAGAGGTCTTGTACGGACTCGCTCAGGATGCGCATGCGCAGGCGGGTCATGCGCGAGGATTCGCTGGCGGTGTAGTCGGCCAGGTCGGCAGAGGTGTTGCCTTGTCCTTGCTGGCCGCCACGGGCGCCTTGCATGCCCAGGAGTTCTTTTTGCTTGGTGAGCAACATTTCGGGCAGCGCGGTCATGTGTTGCGGCATGGCGTTGGGCCACTTTACTTCTGGAAATTGACTGCCTCGGTTGATTACGCGGATTTCAGCAGGGATGCCCCCGAAGTCGTCAGCCGAGATGCCGGTGTCTTCGTGAATGAACCAGATACCGTTGTTCAGGCGGACAGCGTTCTCGAAGGTTTGTGTGAGCATGCGCTCAGCCAGGAACTGCAAGCCGCGAGTATAGCGGATGCCCGGCGGCGCCCAAAAGCTGCCCAGAGAAGGCATGCCATGAAAAGGCACAATAGGAAAACGGCCCATGGGATAAGGGTTCTCACCGTCGGCAAGCAGTACCTCCTCGCAGTCGATCAGGTAGCGGCCGTTGGGCCACTTGGGTTTGTGCTTTGGAGGCGTTACGAGCGGGCCGAGTTGTTCGGCCATGCGTTCTCGTTCTTCTTTGGAGATTTCCTCGGTGGTGAAGTCGCGGATGAAGGTGTGACGGACGGTGACAAGAGGGTTCGGTTCGGGCTGGCGGTTGCCGCCATAGGCGGAGGCGTAGCGCATTGCGCCGGGGGTCATTCGGAAGCTGGGTGAGACCTCAGAGGTCCCTATCGAGAAGGTGGAACCTTTGCGGGGGCGGACGGACCAACCACGCTCGGGCCAGCGCTTGCGTACTTCGTCGATGTACATGATGTCGACGTATTGGACGTAGAGCCACTTTTTCGGGTCGCGGCTGGCAGGGTCGGGATAGACAGTGTCGGGGTCGCGCGATTCTATCCAGACTTCACCACGGCCTCGGCGGGCGTCCGGGTCGAAGCCTACTTGTGCGAAGCCGGTGCCTGCGAACAAGGCCCAGATGTCTATTTCCATCAGGCGGTTGTTGAAGTGCATTTGCTTCCAATGTTCTTGGAAGGCGGTTTCGCGAGGTGCGTCACGCTTGCCGTCCTTGAGCAGGAAGATGCGTGGTGAGGCGTCGCTGATGTCCGTGGCTTCGTTCAGCAAGGCGATTTGCAGGTCGGGGATTTGGATGCGCGGGCGGAAGTTGGGGCTGGTCCAGGCTTGCGTGGCAGAGTCCATGGCGAAGAAGCGGCGCAGGTCGCCGAAGAATCCTGTGCCGAGTTGTTTGTCACGCTCCTCTTGGGAGAGGCGCGTCAGTTCGTCGAGCTGGCGGATGATGACGAGGTCGGGGTTTTCTTCGGCGGTCTTGCGCCTGACGAAGGTGGTAACGGCCATTAGTTAACCTTCTTCGGCAGAGGTGCTTTGTCGGGGCTGTCTAGGAACTTGCGGAACACTTCGAGAGGTTCTTCGGTGGTGGTGCCGGTGTCGGACTTGATGAAGGATTCGATGTCGATGCTGAGGCCGATGAAGTCCTTTAGGGTGACCGTCGAAGGGACGAGCACGTCGACATGTGCCCACAACTTTTTCTGCAATGAGCCGAACGCGGTGGTGCGAGAACCCTCGCGTAGACGGTTGAACTCGTCGCCAATTTCCTTCAGGACTGAAGCGGCTCGTTCGCTGGTCTCGGTTGGACTGAGCGCCTGAAGGGCTTCCTCATCAGCCTCTCTTCCAATGCTGCCAGCTCGTCGTCCGTCTTTATCGAGGAACGAGCTGCTGCGGCTGCTGCGTCCGCGCTCTTGTTCTGGTCTATCCATTGTGCTGCCTCTGGTCGGACCTGCCACACTTCTGTGAAACGGCCACAGGAGCGCAGCACGATGGCGTTGGCGGACGCATCGTAATCTTTCACTAGGTGTTCGTCGTTGTCAACTGAATCTATTGTGCTACAGGGGATGCTGAGAGAGCCACCGGCGGCCTTGACGGCGGCGAGCAGAAGGCGGCCCAGGTAGGCATCGAGCGGAGCGCGTCCCCGGTCATGGGCTGGAATGGCGGTCCTCCTTTGGTGGTGAGGGTGGTAAGGGTTGACAGTTGATGCAGCGCCATTGTTTTTGTGGTTCGTCGTGGGTAACGAGGTACATGTCGCTGTGGCAGTGGATGCATTGGGGTGCCGAGGATGGTGCGGGGGATGCGGGCCAAGCTAAGGTCATATACCTTCCAGTCCTGACGGGCGGCCGGAGCGGGAACGCATGGCTCGCATCGTCAATTGATAGTGGCGGCGCAGGCTCAGTTCGACAGGTTCTTGCGGGCGAATGCCCATGGCGCCGAGCGGGGAGTAGGCGGCACTGTCGTCGATGTCGGGTTTGCGGGAACGGTTGGTGACGCGTGGCGGGGGCCATTGGGACATGGCGATGACACCCAGCATAGCGGCGAATAGGATGTCGTCGTTGCCGCGTTCGACTTCCCACATGAAGCCTTCATAAAAAGTGGCATTGTCCATCTGTTGCACGAGGGCATCGTCGTAGATCGCTAGACCTCCTTCTTCGTTGCGCATGCCTGAGCGGACCCCGGCCCTGAAGGTGTCGAATAGTTTGCGGCGTGAGGCGGATGTGGTTTCCCAGCCGATCAAGGGGAGGCCGGTGCGCGCGCCAGGCTTGCGGTCGTCTTTACCTTTCCAGATATAGAAGTTATTGTAACGGTAATCATCGCGCAGCACTTTCAAGGCGTGACGGCCCAGGTTGCCGGTCAGTTCGATGTTTACCATCGCTTTGTTGTAGTACTGGCCGATGAGGTTGAGTTGGTCGGCTAGGTGCTCAGGGTGGATGCGGTCGGCGTAGCGGGCTACTTGTTCGCCAGTGGTGCCGTCGAAGACTACGTAAGCGGCAAAGTCGCCGTCTTCGATACCGGTGGCGGCGTCGGCTCCTACGTAGTAGTAGTGGCGCAGCTCAGGGGGGCGCCATATGTGGAGCAGGCCGTTCCTGACTTCCTCGAAGGTGACACGGTTTAGAGCGGGGTCCCAGCGGACTCGCCCACGCTTGAGGGGCTTCTCGCAGGTCGAGCGAACGTAGATGATTTCTTCGCGGGGGAAGGCCGGGTCGCCTGAAGCGACGAAGGCTACTTCGGGAGTGTGTGGATATTCCTGCATCATTTTCGGCAGCAGACCTTGGCACTTGTCCTCTAGTGTGCGGCGGAACCAGGCAATTTGTGGTTTGGTGGCGTGGAAGTCGCGCATGAGTTCCCGTTCGATGTCGCTTGCAGGAGCGTCGGCGGCTTCGTCGGCGGGTCGGATACAGGCGGGGTCGTCGAGCCAGGGGAGAAAGATGGGGACGTAGCCGTTCTTGCCAGCGACTGCGCTATTCCAGAAGTCATAAAACGCTTTACCAGGGCCGACACGGCCGTTTGCAGTTGATTCAATCGCGACAAAGGTGTCGTCGCCGTCTGACACAGCAGGCAGCAGCGACAAGAAGGAGTCTTCCCCAGGGAAGAAAGCGGCTTCGGACAGGTGCACAAATGATAGCGTAAGGCCACGTCCGCCGATGACAGAACCTGCTGTTGAAATGTCAAGGATAGAATCGCCGTCGGGGTGCGGGACGATGATGCGCCGGGTGCGGACATCTACGACTGTATTACCATAAGGGAGGCCGGAAACCAAGTCGCGCGGGACGCGGAAGAGGCCCTCGGCGGTGGACTGGAGGTGGGCGACGATTTTGGCGTGGGCCTGAGGGCGGGCGAGGCAGTGGAGAAGGCCGAGAGAGTCCATCAGTGAGGACATGCCCACGCGTCGAGCTTTGAGGATGATGGTGCGGCACATGCCGATGTCATCGTATTGTTCTTCCAGCATGCGCATGGATTTTTGCTGGTTGGCGTTCAGTTTGAACCTGATTGTTCTACCCGTGTCACGGTCTTTGATGGGCAGCTTGGCGAGTAGTGTTATAGCATTCGTGAGGTTCACGACACACCCTTAGCGCGGTCCATATAGAATTTCACGTTGTTGCTGAAGCGTTCGTGGCAGATTTGCGAGCAGAGCACGTCGCTGGTGTACATGTTAGTTAAGGGGTCGCGGCGGTCGTTTTTCCATATCCAACGTCCGTCGGGGACGAGTTTGCGGCAGACGATGCAGTGGTAGACGTTGCCGATGTGTTCGTCGGCTCGGCGCTGGGTGACGAGGTTGGAGCCGCGTTCGCGGTCGGCGGTGAGGTCCCGGAGGCGTTGCATGGCTTGGTCGAAGGGGGCGGCGCGCCAGTCGTCGTCGGACCAGACGGTGAAGGTGCTGGCGGGGGTCAATGTCTCATTCGCGAGGTTCTGCGGTTTTGGTTTAGGCGAGCGGGTTGGCCTTTTTAGCAGGCCAGCTTTGGCCATTTCGCTGCGCTTGACGCGGGCCACATCGAGGCGTTTGCGCAGGACTTCTTTCTGTTCTTCGGTGAGCGGTGCGCGCTTGGGCTTGACGGCGTCAGCGGCGATGTTTGCGGCGGTGGCGGTGAAGGTGTCGTTCATGGTTTAGGCCAAGTACTTTGTCGGGCAAAGTCCAACTCGCGCGAGTGTCGGTGTCGTCATGCGGCCCAACCTTTGCGTGGGGCGTAGAAGATTTTCTTGTCGCGAGGGGTCATAGCGAGTTCTTTGCGGCGTTTTAGTTCCAGTTCCCATTGAGCACGGCCTTTGCCGACCGGCTTGGTGACCACATAACCACAGCGGCAGGTGCGGCAGCCAAATTGCCAGTGGTCGCCTGAGTCGCTGAGAATCACCGGGTCGTTGCGTTCGCAGGTGCCCCTTTTATAATTTGGGCAGCGGGGTGGTTCCATGGTGCGAAAGGTACTCCCTTCTCTATATGCCTGTCAAGTTTCCTTGCGAGGCGCGGGCCTTGGTGGTGCGCGGAGTGAAGCCGGTGCGGTCCATGGGATTGCGAATGTGCTTCGAGGGGTCAAGCACCATGAGGGCGTTATGACGTTTCTGGTGGTGGTCCCAACGTCGGTGAGTCATGCGGCAGTTCAGAATCCAATCGACCACGTTGCCGACCAGTGAAGCATACTTGCCTTGTGATGGGCCGTGGCCGTGTTCATGCCAGTATTTGTTGATTAGGTAGTTCAAGCGAGCTTGCGCTTCAGGGTGCCACTTCTCTGGGAACTGGCGCCATAAAGGTTTGCCGGTGCGCTGGCGACCGCCGCCTTTGGCCCTTTGCCAACCACGCTTGTGAGAGCGGACTTCAGCGAGGTAACGTTCAGCAGCTTCGACTTTTTCCCTTGACGGGGTAAACATGCGGGCATACTATCTCGCAAAGCAGGAGGTTGTCAACATGGTTCGCATGGATGAACGGCAACTTCCGCTCATCAAAGAGGTCATCGACGACCGCATCGCCCTGCGCAAGGCCAAGATGAGCGCTCTAGGTGCCAAGGGCGGGAGGAGCAAAAGTGACCGAAAACTCCGAGCGTGCCGAGAGAATCTCGCACGCGCTCAAGCAGCGCGATGGCCGGGACGACCCCGAGCAGGGCAGCCCAATAACCAAGGCTGACTATGATGAGATGATGGCCGACCGGCCTGAGAAATTCAACGCTAATGAGGTCGGCTATCGCAAAGCACCCCGTGGCTCGGAGTACCGGTGCGAGAATTGTCTGCACTTTTATTCACGTCAAGTCGACGGCTTTGGTGTGTGCGAGATATTCAGGTCACCTCAAACCGACATCTCCGGGGTGGACCCAAAGTGGTTATGTGACTGGTGGACCCAAGATGGTGAAAACTTCCCGCTAGTCAGAAAGGAGGCCGAGTGAATGACACTAAAGGAGTTGGCCCTACTTACAGGGCGAGCTATCTTGTACATTCTAACCTTGATAGGGACCGTGATCGGACTACTCATGTGGCCCTACATTGAACACCTTCGGGCTAAGTAACGCCACCAACTAAGTAACACCACCTCAACAACTTACGCTTAGCTAGATATTCCCAGAGAATTTTTACGTAGACCAGGATAGAAAATTCGCCGCAAGCTCGCGTGTGCGTGCGTGGGTCGCGTGTGAGGTGATGGGGTGCCCTGGTGGGGTGAACGTTTGCGAGAGGGTGTGGTCAGGTGGGCACACTGTGTGGCACATAGTGTGCGTGTACGCGCGGGCGCGCGAGCGGGTAATGAGAGTACTGAGCGTACTAGCGAAATTGTACTAGTACTCACAAACTTTGGAAAAGGGTTGCACATTTGTGGCACTTTTGTTCCGCAAAGTGGCAAAAGTTTTCGTGGACACTTTTTGTTAACTTGCGCGTTTTGAACGACTTGCGTTTTGGCATGCGCTTTGCAAGAGGCATTTGCGTTCGTGTTTTTCACGGACGGGGAATTTCAGGCATGCGGGACAGCCAAGTCGGCGCCCTGACAAAGGAGAATCACCATGGTTTGCGTTATCGACAAAGCGAAGGGTACACTCACAGTGACGATTCCGTTGCAGGAAGCAAAAGCATCGGCATCTGGAAAGACTCTGGTCATCGCCAGCACTCATGGCAATCAGGCGACGGGCATCAACATGGACGGGCGGCCTGTGATTCTTGGGCTGAACGCCTATCTGCGTGTCTGAAATACCACAGGGTGTGTCCATTCTGCCACAGGGGCAGCCTGCACGGTTGCCCCCTTGATGTTACCTTTTCACCCATTCTGTAACCTTTTGAACCATTCGCAAAGCGTGCGAGAGCGTGCACGGGAGGGCATGGGCGGTTGACGTGCTTCTCCGCGTGCGCTCCCCTGAGCGGGACGCTGGCATGGTTGGGTTGGCTCGATAAGCGGCCCTAGATTGCCAGTGACGTGTAGGGTTAGGTTGGAGCGTCGTGAGGTAACAGAGACTCGTCACTGCCGGGGTGAGTGCTAGACTTGGCTCACCAGGTGAACGGCCCTAGACAAGCCGTGAGAGTGGCAGACAAGATGGTAGCGGCAACTGTTGTGAGGGTCATGGACGCGCTTGAATAGCAAGCGCACGACACCATACAAGCCCCTGAGCAGGACTGGACAGGCGGCACCACACAACAAGACCCCCGCGCTAACGGAAACTCGATGGCTGTGAACAGCCGATGGTATGGTGCTTCGGGGACGCAAAACGTCCCCGTTTGGGAGCATAGCTCCCATGTGTTCAGGTGTGCCCTCTCGGGCGCATTGGCGAACAAAAGCCCCTACGATGGAGAGTCAATCAGGAAGTGGACCTGTGTCCGTCATCTGTGCGGCCTACTCCCTGTGATGCAGCAGGGCAGGCGACAGACCGTACACAGCACTCCACATTAGCGTGCGTGTCTGTAGTTGCCAACAAACGAGAGACGCATTGCGGTTCCTGTAGGCCGATAACCCTAGGTGAGCGTTGCTAGCGGGCGCGCTGTTGAAGGCGCCTGTGAGGCCGTGACCGATGTGTGTCGTGGGTTTGACCTGTAGTTCATGCAACACACGCAGTAACGGGACGCACTCCATGGCGGGGTACGCAACACCATACAAGTCTGAGAATGGACATGACCTCATAACTGTCAAGGTTGTGCGAGGACCTGGTGAGTGTGTGCTCTTGTGGCAACCTGAGCGTACCGATACCGGCGAGCGCAATACAATGGTGTAGAGGCATGGTGTATATCAGGCGATTTTTGTGGATTGTGTTGTGTGATGAGAGTGCGAGCCGGGAGCATACAGACACGTATGACTTCTCAACCTGTGTCGTTGGACGCGAGACAGGCGCGACAAGCGTTACGGCTCTCATCCGCAGCATTGATGGCATGTGCCCCTGTGAGGGTAGGTGTTATGAATGGTGCGCGATTTTGGCTAGATTTTTCAGCAATTTGCGTTTCGGTAGCGGGCTAGGATGTGCTTTGCTGGCAAGGGGATGCGTTTTGTGAGGCTTTTGCAGGCTTTTTGGTGCTGAGAGTAGCAAAGCAGAGTTTTGCACAGCGCAAATGGGCTAAACTCATGAGAGTACTGGTACTGTGTTGAATCTGAACGAAAGGAGGACATCGGTCATGATGTTTAGGACTAGCATACGCAAGTTGGTGCGCCAGTCTGTGGCTCAGGCGCTGGCAGCAGCGAAGGCGTCGGTGCATCCGAAGATTAGGCGCATCGAAGGGTTTGCACTCGTCAGGACCTTCTGAAGTTGTGAGGTTCGTGAAGTGCTGACGGTAGGGCTGATTGCGATGCACGCCGGTCTGTGTAGCATACGGTGCACAGAAGGTAGCTAAAGGGACGCGGTCAGCCTGTCCGTGAGCACTTTTGAGGGTGTGCTAGAGGGTGCTCACAGAGGGAGACATATGTATGACACGTAAGGTCAAGTGGTTGCTGTTGGGCATGCTGGTGGTTGTGAGTACTGCGGTGGCCGACCGGGTACCTGCTTTCTATAAGACGGTCAGGCTCAGCCCGAGGGAGGTGCTCATCAGTTGTAAGGAAGATGCCAGTCCGAAGGTCGATGTGAAGGGAGAGTTTGTGGTGGTCTCCTGTCCAGCACCGTGATGAAGTGAGTGTTGACAGTGGGCCTGGTGACAGGGGTTCGCTGTGAGCGCTCGCTGGTCAACCGCTAGTCAATGGTGCTCAAAAGGAGGACGTGCATGTCACTCACATGGTCAGGTGGTTCACCAGAAACGCCACAGAGACACAGCAACACGGTTGTGGCGGTGGATGAGATTCCGCAGTGTTGTTTGTGCGAGGATGGTACGCTGGCTGAGTTTGACGCCAAGTTGGTCGAGCTTTATGGAGGCCAGTGGGGGTTTGTGTGTGCGAGACACTTTAAGAGGTATGGTGCGTATAGCACTCTGGGCATTGGGAAGGCTCAGAGGTTGGTGCTGAGGTGACGGTCACGAATGTGAACATGTGGACCATCGTGGGGTTTGCGGTGGCTGCCTTGGTTGGGGTGTTGTGGGAGTGGTTGTTGACCGTCAGGGGCCGAGGTGTCAGGAGGTGACGGCAGTGGATAACGTTCTAACGGTGACGAAGTGCATGAGGGCTGAGGTCAATAGGAATCAGCATCAGTGTGAACAGTGTGGAAGGGTGCCCGACACACTCTATCGGTTTTGGCACCTGTTGCCTGGTGAGGATGGGCTGCATGAGGCGGTGGTGCGGTTGTTGCCTGCCTTTTGTGGGCATGCGTGCTGGCGGGTATTTGTCAATGGTAAGCAGTTTTCGGACCGCTCAGGAGTGCGTGAGAATGTGGGGGTGGCGAATGGCCGCTAAGACAGGCATGCTGCCGGTGGCTGGCAACCTTAGTGCGGGATTGCTGGATAGTTTTGCGCCTGCGTTTATTGAGGACATGGTCAGATGGCTTGGTGAGCAGGGTGGTGAGGAGCCTAAGGTGTTGTTCGAGGCCCTTGGGGGGAGTAAGGAGTTCAGGCATGTGATCGAGGCTGGTCTGGAAGCGGCGCGGAAGGCTGACCTTGGTGAGGGCCTTGGTGAGGGCAAGGGTACGGATGGAGCAGCTTGCTGGACAGAAGGTGACATGATGTGGGGCTTGAGATTTAGTGGTCCGCCGCGCGGGATGGATGCTGACGAGGCACTGAGGTGGGCATTGGCAGCCCTGTTTGGGTACTGGGTGTGGTCGGTGGCCTATCCGTGGTTTGGCAGTGAGGTGCAGAGGATTCTGTGGCAGCAGGGGTGGTGAGTGGTGTTGCCTCCTGTGCATCGCTAATGTCGAGTACCTCACTCACGAAATGGTAATCGGGTGTGAGGGGTGGTGAGCGCAGGGGTGAAGGGGGTGAAGCATGGTTCTGCCAGTGGAGTGCGAGTGCGGTGAGATCATTCCCGTGGAGCTAGTGAGCGAGGACGATGTTTGTGTGGCGGTAGGCAGACCTTGGACGGGACATGGGCACCATCCTGGGCGGGTGACGTTTTTGTGTCCCTGCGGGAGCAGGCATGTGACCGGACCTGCTGTTTATCCTGACTGGAGAGCGGCAGAGAGGCTGCTCAGGAAGTGGTGGGGTGAGCATAAGGAGCATGTGCGGGGGAATGTGGCTAACTAGTTTGCAAGGGTGAATCATGGACAGCGAAGCACACAGCATTTGTGAGTTTTGTGTTCAGGTGTTTGTTAAGCATGGTACGGTATTTACTGGTACTGTGCATGTGCAGGAGTGCTGTTTTTGTGGTCATGAGCACAAGACGGGACAGTTCATGAGGCTGGACGATGGGCCTGATGGAGTGAGAGTGAGGCCGTGGTGGTGTGCCGACAAACTTGGCATTCACAGGCAGCGAGGGATGGTGATGCATGCCTAAGAAGGTGCGCAAGCTACCTAAGTGTGGTACGAGATTGTGTCTTGCAAGGTACATATGGAGGATGGTGAGTGATGCCAAAAAAGATGGGCAAGGGCGGTACAAGAAAGCACGGAAGGGGTAAGCGCAAAGCTGAGAGGTCTCGCTGGCACTCGTATGCGGGCATCCTGGGGAACAGTGAGGCGCGTAAGATGGCCAGGGGGGAGCGCAGGCAGGAGCGCTTGCAGGTCAGGAGGGAAGCGAGAGTGTGCGGGAGGTGTGGGATGAGGGGGTTTGGTGACAGGCGGGCGCTTGTGAGGCACGTGCGGGGTTGTGATGGTCGGGAGGTGAGCCATGAAAAGTGAACAGATTGGCGATTGTCTCTTTGAGTACGTAAGCGAGCTTGGGAATCCCACGAAACAGTGTGGGAGTGTCGAGCAGATGCACGATGACTGTGTGGAGACGGCACGGGGGATGCTGGTCAGGACGGCCGCCGATGGGAGGGATTTCGTGCCGCTGGCCATGGTGTATATGCCCTTAGAGAAGGGGCCGAAGCTGGCCATGTGTATGGTGATGGGCTGGAACCAGAAGTCCAAGCATGAGGTCGGGAAGGGTCTGGCGGCCTTTGCGGCCAAGCAAAATGCTGCTGCGTTGGTGCTGGTGACTGATGGGTGGGCTGTCAAAGGGTTGAGGGATACGGCTGAGGCCCGGAGAATCAGGCCGTCGCTGCATCCCGACAGGGTTGAGGTGTTGAGCGCCAACCTTATCTATCCCGATGGGCAGTGTGTGGGGGTGCTCATGGAGTACAAGAGGGTGCCTATTGTTGGTGCGGCGAGTGGGGAGGGTGCTGGTGCTAGTGAGCAGGCTGGTGAGCCGGATGGTGAGGGTGTCGAGAAAGCAACCATCGAGTGGGGCGAGATGCTCGATGGGCGGATTATGGGTGGGCATCGAGTGGAGCAGGGGATTGTACCGGCGTGGCAGGTGGGAGGTACGCAGTGAGCGGCAACTGGCAACCATTTGTGGGGTACCGTGGTCAGGCTGAGGGGGCGCTGAAGAATGGCAGCACCATCGAGAAGGTGGGCAGTTTGGATGGCGACACACACCGGGATGGCGCGTTAGGGACGGTCATCGGCAGCATGGGGCCGTTGAGCGACAGTGCACCGGATAGGTTTGTATATTGCGTCGAATTTATGGATGCGCCGCATGTGCCGGTGTGGATTGTGGGCCATCGCATTCGCGAGGTGGTTGCGAGTTGACCTGCTGGCTGGGCTGTCTAAGGTCGACCTGTGCCGACTTGGTCGGCATTTCGCTACAGTGTCTATACAGTATTTACCATATAGTACCAATCTAACATAAAGGAGTGAACACATGCCTGACAAGGTGTGGACTGTGGTGCGCATGAACGCCGAGGGTGTGGACGATGTGACCATCACGTCTGACCTGTCCAGGTTGGAGCGCATGAATGAGAAGACCTTCTGGGTGGCTGTGTATCGAGGTGACAAAAGGGTGACCTTCGCCATCAGCAGCGAGACGCTCATAACCGTCACTGTCACTGAAGACGAGCTTGGCTGTGTGGACGACACAACGTCAATGGAGGAAGCCGATGTCTGACCAAGATGTGGAAGTGTTGTTGCGAGAAGCCCAGGAGACCATCAAGCGGCAGCAGCAGATGCTGGAGGAGTTGACTGCCATACCTGCGAAGGTGGCCAGTGTGGTGGGCATCAAAGGGGAGCAGGTGCTCTTGAGCAATGGGAGCGTGGTGCCCATGCCTGCCGAGAAGGTGAAGGCTGGTGAGATGGTGCAGGTGGCGCCTACGGGGATGGTGGTCGCCAAGCTGCCCTTCGAGAGCTATGGGCAGTCGGGGACGGTGGTCAGGATTGAAGGGGGAGTGTTTCAGGTGGCTGCTGAACAGGGGGTGTTGACCATTGGGGCCTCAAGGGTGCCGGTCGAGGTGGGCGACGAGGTGGTGCTCGATGGGACAGGGTTGGTGATTGCGCACAAGTTCACGAGACCTCCGCAGCATGCCTTTACGGCTGACACCCATGTGGGGTGGGACGATATTGGTGGGCTTGAAGAGGCCAAGTTGGCCCTCAGGGAGGCAGTCGAGATGCCTTATACGCATGCTGCCCTGTTTAAGCACTTTGGGAAGCGTCACCCCCGTGGGGTACTGCTCCACGGGTTGCCTGGTAACGGGAAGACCATGCTTGGGAAGGCGACGGCGACGGCGATTGCTAAGGCACATGGTAAGACCACCGTACCAGGTGCCTTCATTTACATCAAGGGACCTGAGCTGTTGAGCAAGTGGGTGGGTGAGAGCGAGAGCATGATAAGGGGGCTGTTTGAAGGTGCACGAAAGCATCGTGCGCGCCATGGGTATCCGGCCGTGATCTTCATTGATGAAGCAGACTCGCTACTGACGGCGCGCGGCACGCGCACCGCAGGCGGGATGGAGCACACCATTGTGCCTCAGTTTTTGAGCGAGATGGACGGGTTAGAGGAGTCAGGGGCGATTGTGTTGCTGGCCACCAACAGGGCGGACATGCTGGATAGCGCGGTCACGCGTCCTGGGCGGATAGACCGTAAGGTCTACGTCGCCCCGCCTGACCTGAATGCCGTCATTCGCATCTTTGCCATCCACCTGAAGGGGGTGCCGGTGGTGGGCGAGAACCTCCCTGGGTATGGGGCGAATGTGCTGTTTAGCGATGCCTTTCCGTTGTATCAGTTGCGGACCTCGAAGGGGACCATGGTGTTCCATGTGCACCATGCGGTGTCGGGGGCGATGGTGGCTGGGTTGGTGGAGCAAGCGAGTGCGAAGGCCATTCACAGGTGCGTGGCGGCCAAGGTGAAGACCGGCGGAGTGTGCGAAGGAGATGTTGATGAGGCGTTCCGTTCGGTCTACATGGAGCACTTGAGAGGAACGCACCAGGCTGAGTTGGAGGATTATGCGGACAGGCATGGGTGCACCATTGAAGCGGTAGCCAAGGTGCAGGGGGTGGTGCAGGGATGACTTTGACTGGGCAGGTGTGGAAGGCAGGTGAGTCTTGCCAATACGCAAGTACCGTCCTAGCGGTGACACAGGCAAGGGCGAGGGTGAGGGTGATGCGGAGTTCACGACAGTAGAGGTACCTCCGGTGAGCGAGGTAAGTGAGAGGCTGGCACAGGCGCTCCAGCAGCAACCGAGACCTTGCGGGGTGGGATGTTGGTGTGACGAATGCCTGTATCGGGGGTGTGAGGGGCATGTTGGGCTAATTTTGACCAGGGCAGAGTACCTGTCAGGTGTGCGCAGGAATGTGAAAAAGGAAGGTGAAAAATGAGCGAACAGGTTGGTGGCGGCCGAGGTGGACAGGAGAGGGTGAAGAGGCCGGTTGGCCCTGACGTGGGTGACATAGACACTGACGATGAAGTGGTCAGGGTCGACCCTGGGTCTACTGTGGACATGGAACGCAAGCTCAAAGAGGCTGCTGACAGGGTGGCGAAGGAGAAAGCGCGAGAGGCCGCAACAATCGCCGCCAGAAAGAAGAGGCGCGCATGTTGCTGTTGCTGAAGTTGGGTATAGAGAGTCTCGCGGTGGGTAGCATCAGCATGACCCTCACCCGTAGCCGCCTGTTTCGCGAGACACGCTGGTGGCTGGCGCGGGAACGCAAACATTGGCCTCATGAGGTCGTTTGGGACCTGGTTAAGTGCCCCTGGTGCCTCAGCCATTGGCTAGGATGGGTCGTAGTGGCCCTTGCGGGGCCGCTAGACGTGACATCGCACTGGTGGCTGGATTTTGTACTCAACTGGTTCACTATCGTCGCTCTGGCACCTGTGAGCGCGTTTCTCATTCATCGCATTTATGGTGCCCTCCCACCTGTCCCTAGCGAAGCCGAGTGGCACGAGGTCCCCGACACAGTCAACGCAGCAGAGGAGATTCACCAATGATGGGTCCAGGCAAGTACGACGACTTGTGTACTTACGTCCGTACTAGTACTTCATCCAAAGGGTGCATCGTCATCGCCATCCAAGGCAGCCAAGGCTCGGGCATGTCCTGTCAGGCCACACCAGAAATCACCAACATCCTACCGGCCATCCTGCGCCGCGTAGCCGACAACATCGAAGAGAAAGGAGCAGCAAACGCATGATACCCAAATTCGGCCCCGACGAGCCTTTTTCCCACGACTCACCTGAGCCTCGCTCACCCTACAGTGGTAAAGCCTACGAGCCAACCGGCAAGACAGTAACCACCCAAATCGAATGCTCAGCGGCCGACCTTGTAAACCCAGACGGCAAAAGCACCCTCATCCTGGCCATCCGCTTGGGCTTCGACCCGACAGGAGACGCCGACCTCGTCCTCGCCCAAGCCATCCCTCGTGACTTCCTAGACTTCCTGCGCACCAAGGATGTCGATGCCAAGCTGCGCAACCACATTGCCGACTACCTTCACGATGTTGCGGAACAGTGGAGGTCTGGTACCATCTTTAAGAGCTAGTCGTCCTTGTCTGGCATGACGCGCAACGCTGCCACCTTCCGAATAGGCACCACATACTCCGGGCCTGGTTCGGCGGTGAACACTACGCACATTTCGTTGAAGAACGCATGTTGCTCGAATCGAGTAAGTTTTTGGTTTTCTGGGGCGATGTTGTGCCACTTCGCACCTACCTGTACACTCGTAATCCTCTCCCGCAGGCTACGCGACGGCCAACCTTCAGTACTCCCTAACTCGTCGAGAAGTTCTTGCAAAGACCTGTCGCTCATTTTCCACCTCTACAGACTTGCGAATTTTGATACAAACTGTCTGTAAATATATATAAACACACATACTTACTTAATGTCGCATGTTGTCTCAGGCAGTCTCACGCACCAAACCAAATGCGACATCGTGCGACATTGGTTAAGTCTAATGTTATCAGTCGCGTAGTGGCGATTTGTCGCAAAAGTGAGCACTTAGACCACCCTATTTACACGATAATGCCCTTGAGCGACTCTGGTGAGCGCGCCGTCGCTGACTGCCTGCTCTACATAGCGCATAACAGTAGCGCGGGACATGGCACCGGTGAGGGCGCCCAGCAGTTGTTCGGTCTTGAAGGTGCCGCCTGGCCCGACGTTGCTGATGAACGCAGTCCAGAGGGCAAAGTTAATGTCGGCGTCGGCCTCTACCAGCCTGCCAGAGGTGTTGAATTGCAGGTCGATGTATTTGTCGCTGGAGTTGCGTGGGAGCACCCACAAGCGACGCTGTGGTATGGATTCCACGTCACCAGGTTTGAGTGGCTCAATCATGAACACGGTATCGAGGAAGCCGCCCCAGCCAGCGCTGCCTAAGATGCGCTCTCGCGGGCTGAGGTAGAACGAATCGCTCTTGGCCTTCGGTGAATGGCCCGACCCCATGATGGTGATGTCTTGTTCTTTGCAGGTAGCAGTTAGGCCGGTGAGAAACCACGACACGTCCTTGTAGTCGTTCTTCAAGCCACCTGCCTGCATAAGTGAAATAAAGCCCTCGAAGAAGAAGAATTGCGGCGGAACAGGTGCTTCCAGGGCCTTCTTGATGATGGTGCCGATGTTGAAGATGCGCGTGTCTACGCAACTGAAGATGCTGACCTTGGCGCGCGGGATGCCTATGCGCCTGAGGGTGCGCTCGCAGCTCTCCATGGACCTGTCGCCTGACACGTACAGCCATGGGACAGGAAAGCTACGGTAGCCCAATACATCCTTCCGCTCCTGCCATTGCTCTACGAACGTCTGGAGGAACCAAGTGGTCTTACCGGCACCGCTAGGGCCAGCCAACATGTGCACTTCGCGGCGCGGAAGTATCTGGTCTATAAGGTACTCAGGTCTTAGGTCTGCCATACCGCTCTCCTGCAAAGAGTTGGGGAGGGGCGTTGCAGGCGCCCCTGGCCCCGGTGGGTTCACACTACTGTACTGCCTGACGGGGGTGTTTTAGCACCGGTACCACCGTTTGTCAACGGATTTTGGTACTTGACAGCACCTCAGTACCTTGTTAGACGTTACAGGCCGAGGTGCTGCTGCTATGCCTAAAGGCCCGACAAAAGAAGAATTGCGTAAGTGGAGAGGTGGGCACTTCGGGGGCCCTCGCTCCAAGTTCGCTACATTGAGCGAACAACGCAAGAACCTAGAGAACTCCCGGAGACGCGGGGCGCTGCGTAAGTATGCTGCTCCGATGTTGGACTTCGATGCATTGGTGGCCCTTGTAAGGGAATGCTCGATATGCAGCGTCAACTTTGCAGAGCTGCCCAAAAAATAAAGTACACATCGACCATGACCACAAGACAGGCAAGTTCCGAGGTTTACTATGTTTTAACTGCAATGTTCTGTTGGGCCGTGCCCGAGACAGCGTCGAGATACTACTCAAGGCAGTCAAGTACCTTAATGACTCGAAGGGAGTGACATCATGAAAAAACGCATCACCCTGAAGGAACACATGACCGGCAAGGAGTTGGCGAAGTTGCTGCATCGGTCGCACTTGCGGTGGAACAATGGGGCGGTCATCGAACGCTTGTCAAGCGGGCGCCATAGCTACTGCATGATTGAGCAGATTGCCCGGTTGGCGGGGGTCAGCAACCAGACTCTAGACAGGCGCATAAGCAACGCACCCTACATCATCCCCGCCACGAACGACAAGTGCAGCACCAAGGCAGAATGCGTCCAAGCGTTCTGTGACCTGGGCGACATGAAGATTCCCGTTAAGGAATGGGTCGAAGAGATGCTGCAAAAGCAGCGGGAGCGTAATGAAGAAGAAACTGAACAATACCCGAAATCATGACCGGCAAGCAGATAGCTGAGCTGCTCAGCAAGGTGCGCAGGCTCAAGTGGCGCCGGTATAAGCTGGGCAGTGGCCCCCGCAATGGATACTGTGCGCTTGGGCAGATAGCGAGGCTGGCTGGAGTGTCCAATGAGACCTTGGCTGAGGTGGACTGCGATGGTGGCAGATACGCTAACGCGGGCGGCGCATACGCCGCATGTAGACCAGTGACCGCTGTTAACGACCAAACCCTCTCCAAAGAGGACATGCTCAAGGGCTTGTGCGCCCTTGGTGAGCGCGAGGTGCCGGTAGGCAAGCTTGTAGCGAAGCTGCAAGCCCATGACCGTGTGAAAGGGAGGAGTAAGTGAGCACCATGGCCAACACACCTAAGCTGAATAACAAACTCATCAACTGCGTGCTCGAACATATCGAGCGCGAAGTCGAGAAAGGGTCGGGGGCCTACGACCAGAACAGGTGGGCCGAGATTGCCACTGGCTCTCGTCAACAGCCGGTCAAGTGCGGGACGACAGGATGTTTTGCGGGATGGGCCTGCCTGTTGTCGACCCCCCTCACGAAGTGGCGCGAGACCTTCGCTCCTGATGGGGACATCGAGGAGGTCAACGAAACCTATGACTGGTCCAGTGTGGCAGCGAAAAAGCTGGGCCTCACCAGGGATGAAAGTGTTTACCTGTTCCATAGCGCCGAAGGTGGGCCTAGTAGGCAACTGAACACCATAAAGGACCGCCTCGCCAGCATTTGCAAGGCGCGTAGGTTGAAGGTAGACCTGAGCACTGTGCTGGCTGGTGAGTAGGCTATACGCAAAGGAGAACATCAATGGCCGAGTTGAACGAAAAGCTGCTCAGCTGTGTGTTGGAGCATATTGAGCGCGAGGTGCAGGAGGGCAGTGGCAAGTACAACCAGAATAACTGGGGGAGGATCGACTGGACCCTGGTCGACAAGGCCCTCGCGGAAGGAGAAGACACAAGCATCGACCAGACCAAGTGCGGTACTGCTGCTTGTGTTGCGGGATGGGCTTGCATGCTGTCCACGCCGCTTGGGGAGTGGCGAAGGTTGATGTCGCACAATTACTTTGACTGGCCCACCGAAGGGCAGAAACGCCTAGGGTTGACAGCTCTCGAAGCTGACTACCTATTTACTGCTACTGACAGCGGTAGAGGGCATGAACAACTGGAGATCGTCAAGGGGCGCATAAGGGTCATTCGCGAGTGCCGCGAGAAGGGCGTTTTACTGTACGCACATAAGGACTTCTTTAAATACTGAGCCTGAAAGGAATGGACATCATGGCCGAACTGAACGATAAATGGGTCAATGAGGAGGTGCGGCGAATCGCCAAGCGCATCCTTGTCGAGATGCCTGGGCATTACCCTGCAATAGACCATGTTGCCCTGAAACAGGAGTTGCTCAAGTTCTCTGAGGAGGTTAAGAAATGGCCGAGCTGAACGAGAAGTTAATCGCTTGCGTGCTGGAGCATATTGAGCAGCACCCTGAGGAGTACGACCAGAACCTGTGGGCCCATGTCGAGGACCAAGAACAAGATGGCAACTACTGCGGCACTACCGCTTGCGTGGCGGGGTGGGCCTGCTTGCTGAGCACTCCGGTTGAGAAGTGGGGAGGGCCACACAATTATGGTTACTACTACTACTGCGAAGGCGCGAGGTTGCTGGGTCTTGATGTGACTGAGGCGTCCATGCTGTTCGGTGCGGCCGAAGGTGATTCGCCTGAGGCGAATGTGGTCATCATCAAGGGCAGGCTGGATTATATTCGCAAGCGGCGCGCGGAGTTGGCCCGTAAAGGTGGACAGGCGGGTGAGAAGGCGAAGGTTTGAGGCAGCAAAGGTCAACAAGAGAGGGTGGCGCACATGCCAGAACTAAACGAGAAACTGATAGCCTGTGTGTTGGAGCACATTGAGAATCATCCCGAGGAATATGAGCAGAACGACTGGCTCAGCGTGCTCGACCTCCGAGAGGATGGTGAGTACTGCGGCACCAGAGGGTGTTTTGCAGGGTGGGCGGTGGCCCTGAGCACGCCTGTTGAGAAGTGAGGGGAGCTGCCGCCGACAATGGCTGTGAGCCAGAGCAACCGAGGCATCAGTTATTATCACGAAAGGGCCGAGAAGTTGCTTGGTCTGACCCGTGTGGAGTCTCACGACCTGTTTGAAGGGGCTAACGGCGGCGACCCGGTGGGCAACCTCGCCATCATCAAAGAGAGGTTGCGGAGCATCCGTAGGGGCAGGGGGCTGGCGCCGGATGGGCCTGTGGTGGCCAGGGGCAAGAGCGAGAAAGGTAGGCCAGATGACGAGCACACTAGCTGAATGGCGCACCAAGCCTTCTTATTTACCGCCGGGATGGCTCTCCCATCTGGTATGGCACCAGCGATGCCGCTTACCACAAGGCGCTCATGGAGTGGGCCGAGTCGATGCAGGGGGACCGGCGCGTGGCCCAGACGTTCCTGCCCAACGGCATCTGCGTCTCGACAGTGTGGCTGGGGTTGGACCACTCCTTTGGGGACGATGGCCCGCCGCTCATCTTCGAGAGCATGGCCTTTGCTGCGTCGGTGAATGTGCACAAGGCTCGGGAGGGCAGCATCTTCACGGCAGACTTCGAGTACCACGAGGAGCTGGATTGCGAGAGGTATGAGACCGAAGCCCAGGCGGCGGTGGGCCATGTGATGATGTGCCTGAGGTGGTGTCCTGATACGACGAAACTCTTACCGGAGGTGGCGCATGACCAATGAGGAGCGTAACAGCGTCATCGAGGAGTGTTACGAGGCGGCCAGAGGTACCCACTTGCTCGACAAAGTACATACGTACCAGCAGTACTGGCGTGGCAGGGCGCAAGCAGCAGAAGATGTGCGCAAGCTGAAACATGATGCTTGCCAGGTCTGCCACGGCACCAAGGGCGGTGAGCCGGGCAACGAAAACATCGTCGATGGCATGGTGATGTGCGACTATTGCCACGCAGAAAAAGTGCGTCGTGGCCTCTAAAAGAAGATTGCGCCGCAAAGCCTGTAGTGGTAAAGTCGCGCACGCCACCAAGGCAGCAGCAATAGCAGCATCTCGGGTTCTGTACCGAAAGAGCGGTGGCTACGTCCAGGCGTATCATTGCAAATATTGTTCGATGTGGCACTGTGGACACTGGCGAGCAGGTACGAAATGGTAAACAGACGGGATGCGCGAGGAGGTAAGGACATGAAAGGCAAGCGCGAACAAGGGCTGCTCATCTGCATGCCCATCGGGAGGTGCCCGGATGGGGAGCACCTTGAAAGGGAATGCTTTGTGTGCCACGGGAAGGTAGGGGTCAACCCTGGGACCTTCAAGAGCAAGGGTGTGCCGAGCGATCTGGTGCCTGTCTGCGGAGCCTGTGCCATCGACCTCATCGACAGCGACAGCGAGAAGCATGAGTTCAGGTTGACCGAGACGCAGCAGGAGTTGGGTAAGGTGCTCAAGGCCCTCAAGGGCGAGAACTGGCCCGAGGCGGCAGTCGAGCATGTGCGCCAGCATCGGGCGCTCTATGATGCCAGGCCGACGGCGCCGCCGGGGAAGGTGGTTTGACGTGGTTTGTTGGGCAGCAGGAACAGTTTAGCGAGGGGGGACGCGTACAGTGGCACAGTAACCATGGTGCAGACAAGCAAAGGTGAACAGACATGACCGACCATAACAAGCTGCGGGACTTTCTTGGCAAGCGCGAAGGGTTGTATCAGGGCGAGGTGAGCATCAAGGCGAGCGACCTGAACGAGGCTATTGCGGCTGCCGAGAGGTTGCTGGGGGTGCACATCTATCCTGGAGTGCAGGTACAGGGCGACCAGAAGCAATGCCTGGCCTTCGCTGAAGATGTGGTCAAGGTGGTGCAGATGTTGCAGAAGCTCTTGGGGGCTATCGTGAACGGCAAGCCGGTGGATATGGGGGAGGTGAACTGATGACGGTGAGGGTCGTCAATGCGTTCGTGAGTGCTGTCAACGGTATGGTGCGAGGAGCGGATACCGCGACGAGCACCTCTTGGTTTGTGGCGGGCAGGTGCAGCAGGTGTGGCAGGTGCGCATGACTCTCCTCAAGACTGACCGGTCGCGCATCGAGAGGTATGAGAAGTGCGCGCGTCTCAGGTATTGGTCTACCGAGTTTGACGGTACTGGGCTTGAACCATCTGACGAGCGGGGTCTCAAGCTGGATGCGCGCATCGGCACAGGGGTGCATGATGGCATCGAGTTTGCCCTGCGGGGTGAGGTCTTGCTTGCCAACGCGCGGTCTGAAGCGAACCTTGCAGCAACCTTTGGCGCCAACAAGTACCTGAAGGGCATAGCTGACGATGGCATCAAGCTGGCTGACCTGCCTGAACAGCAACGCAACGAGGTCTATGAAGGGGCCAACATTGTCACTGCCCTGGTGTATGCATGGGTCAGGGTGCGCTTGCCTGCCTTGCTCGCCGAGGGCGGCATCCTGGCGGTCGAGCGCGAGATGGATGTGGACTTCACTGTGGGCGATGATGTTGTGAGGTTGATGACCCGGCCAGACATTGTGTGGCGCCGCAAAAGCGACGCGTCAGTGTTCATCAGGAACCTCAAAACGGTCAGGGAACCGCGCACCGTCTGGCGCGAACAGTGGGCCTTGGATATGCAGACCTTGACTGAGCCGTTAGCGGTGGACAAGTGGCTTGCCGACGCCACAGCAGCGTCGGAAGGCACACCAGAACGGCTGAAGTTTCCTATCAACTATGACGACACGCCTGCGACATGTGCAGGCGTAATCATTGACGGCCTGGTGACCGGGTCAGTCCTCGACTACCCTCGCGGGTCAGGCAAGTTCTATCACAACACCCCTTTGCTGTACGCTTGGGTCAAGAAAGGCGATGCGCCCTTTGGTGAGGATGAATTTTATCCTCGCTATGAGTGGACCTGTCAGGCGCCACACAAAATGGCCCGTGGCCGCTGTGAAGGCGGCCGTACCCATTCGCTCAAAGGCGCCCGCAAACAAGCCGTCGCCGACACCTACCCTGGCGGCATTCTCGCTTGGATTGACCACCTCCTCGAAGAGGACGAGAGCGTCGTCCAGGACCAGATCATCGAGTTGCCTCCCATCATGAGAGCGCCATATGCGATTGAGCGCTGGAAACGGCAGGTGCTGAACCGAGAGGTGGACATCGCCGCCGCCGCAAGGGTGTGCAACGAGGCAGCACCGGCAAACGACATCCTGCTGGACCGGCACTTTCCTATGTCCACCGCCTCGGGCAACTGTTTACGGCCTGGTAAATGTTCGATGTTCGACCTATGCTACGGAAGTGCTGCTGCTGACCCTTATGCGGCGAACTACCGTACAAGGCGTCCACACCATCCACAGGAGGAGGAATCACAATGAGCAAGCATGCAAAAATCACCGACGACATACGCACCCAAGTCATGCGATTGCGCGGCCAAGGGACCACCCACCAGGCCATCGCCGACCAGTTGGGTATCTCAAGGGGTGTTGTCGACGGCGTTCTGCGCCGCAAAGGCCAGCCGACGCCCACCTCCGTCGCCCGCCGCCAGCGCCTTCAGCGTATCCAGGAATTGCGCTCCAGAGGGCTGTCTTATGACGCGATAGGTGCAAAACTGGGCATCGTGGGGGCCACCGTTGGCTACTACCTCACCAAGACAGCTAAGAACCCTAAGTATCGCAGCGTCGCCGTCAACGGAGGGTCTGCCCGCCAGACTCGCACGCGCAGGCACATCGCCCCCATTGTGTTGGGGGCCGAGACGACGGTTGCTCAGGTAGACGAGAACCGCATGCGCTCCATCCTCGATTTCGTATGGCTCAACTTGCCTTATGACGACAAGCTGAAGGCCATCGAAGCGGTCAGCAACAAGGGGTAACAAACGAGTCCCGGCCTGCGCACTTGAAATCGCGCACTCGCAGGTACTCGCACACAAAAAGGAGAACCAATGATAGATGCTTTGCAGATTGTCCAGAAGTACTTCCCGAGCGTCACCGAGGTCCACGATGCCGACGACGACCTGCTCCTGGAGGTCAACGCCCAGGACTCCACCGAAGGCAAGTTGAAAGACCACTCACACTGTGCCTTCGCCCGTGCGTGCCAAAAGAAGTTCAAGGCTCGCGGGGTCATCGTGTCGATCAACACCGTCTATGTCATCCAAAAGGAAGGTGCCACCCGCTACAAGCTCCCTGAGAGTGTGTCGCGCGAAATCATCTCTTTTGACCGCAAGGGTGGATTCGCGGAAGGTGAGTACATGCTCAAGGCGCCTCCCAAGTCGAATAGGCTTGGAGCACGGCATGAACGCCCCGACAACCGCACAGGCTCTCACGCAGGCAAGCGCAAGGGCAAGACGCGCTTCATGCACCTCACCACCGGCATCCGGGCCATGCTCAAGGGCGGAGAGAGGTTGGCCTGAGGTTGGTGAGCCTGCACTAAGGAGAGCACAAGTGACCATCCCCGACAAAGAGAAAGAACGCATCCATGAACTCCTCGGCGAATACCACCGCCTCGCCCATGCCATGCAGTCCGGCGTGAAGTGGGAACAGGAGCACGGGGTGGACGACGGCTCGCCTAAGCACATGCGTGTAGGAATCAACAACGCCATGCGCGACCATGGTTCGCTGGCGGCCCTGTTGATTCGTAAGGGCATCATCAGCGACCTTGAATACGCCGAAGCCATCGTTGTGGGCATGCGCGAGGAGGTGGCCATGTACGAAAGACGTATCAGCGAGAAGACCGGCCGGGAGGTGCATTTGGTATGACCATCACCCACGAACATGCTCTCCCCGAGAGCCACTGCCCCTGGTGCGGTTACACGATCGACGCCGTAACCTGCCTCGACGAACGAGGCAACGAGCACGACAAAATGCCCCAGCCGGGGAACTTGACCGTGTGTGTGAAATGCGCGCACATTTGTGCCTTCGCGGACGACCTGACCTTGCGTACCCCCACCGACACAGAGCTGGAGAGTATGCCCACCGCCCTCATGCGCCTGCTCTCCAAGGTGCAGGCGGCGGTGCGCTTGGCGAGAGCCAAGGAGGCACCTCAATGAGCGAGTGCCGCTGCCTGTTGGTCGCACCTGAACGCCTGCCCGACGAGATGCTGTGGTCCATGGTGACCAATGGCAGGAAGGATGTATGTGAAGGGGCCTTCGACGAAATCCTCAAACGCTACCTCAAATTGGTGCGCCATATCGTGTGGCGCATCCTGCGCAACGTGGTCAACAACCACAGCGACCTGGACGACGCTGTCCAGAACGTGTTCCTTGAGGTCTTCAGGGCGCGACACAAGTTCGATGCTTCGCGTGGCTCCTTCAAGGTCTGGCTAGTCGGGTATGCCTACACGCGGACCTTTAACTACCTGAGAGCGCTGGTACGCACCGAGATTCACAGCGCCCACCCCGTGGATGGCGCCTACGAGAGCCACCTCGACAAGCGCATCTGGGCCAGGGAATTGTTCGCCATGCTCAACACTCGCCAGAAACAAGCGGTGAAGCTGGTCGCCCTGGCGGGCTTCACCCTGGAAGAAGCCGCGCGGGCCATGGGCCACACCCTAGCTGCCACCAGGCACTATTGCTACAAAGGACTCGCTAAGTTGCGGGCTACGGAGGCTGTCAAGTGAATCAAGGTCACCTTGAAGGTCAACAAGCAGGTCAACCTCAGGACATAGCACTAGAACGCATCACCTCGCAGGTACGCATGGAACTGTCGCACATCCTCGACCCGCGCCACGACCGCGACCCTGACACCGTGCTGGCCGAGGTCCGCCAAATCTGCAACGTCATGGTCATGGCGGTGAATGCCATGGTCCAGGTGCAGCTTGAAATTGCAGATAATTCTCTTGACACGAATGCTGCTGCTATGGGATATTCGCGCCCTGCCGCTCAGGAGGACTCGCAAGATGCAGCCCATCAGGACACGCAGGATTCAGGACCTTCAACGCCCGCATCCCCAAAGGACCGCAAGCGAACCCGTTCACAGATACCATTGTAAAGACTGCGGCGCTGAGGCCGTAAGCTACCACATGGAACTGCGGGTGTCACGTTACCTGGGGAGCGACGATGTGATGCCGACCGAGGTGCATGGCACTGGGCTAGGGACGTGGCGATGCCCTCGTGAGGGTAGAGTGGTGAAGGTGGTGCGCTCATGAAGTTGCTGGGGACCGGTGAGACGGCACGGTTACTAGGTATCAGTGTCGATGCCGTCCAGCGCTTGTGCATCGCAGGCAAGTTAAAAGCCAAACGCATCAAGTTCGGCTCCAGCTACCGATGGCGCGTATCGAAACGCGACATTGCCGCGCGCATCAAATGGAAGGCTCGTAGGGCTGCCTAAGACATGGCCGACCAGGGAAATCCACGACGCATTTCGCTAGGCCCCAAGTGTGACTGTATCTATGGAAAGTCCGGCGCGACCAAGACCACCAACGTGGGGCGCATGGCCGAATACATCCACGACAAATATGGTGAGAAGACCCGCCTCGTGACGGCAGACCCCGGTGGTTGGCAGTCAATAGAACACCTCGTAGAGGCAGGCATCGTCGAAGCGTACCAGCTAACCCAGTCTCACAAATTCCCACTCGAATCCATGATGCGCCTATCTCAAGGCTGGTGGCCTGACGCCAACGGCAAGCTGGCGCCAAACTCCATGACCGGCATCGGGGGGTTCGCCTTCGAGGGTATGTCCACCTTCTCGACCATGATTATGTCTAACCTGGTCGGCAGACAGGACATTCATATCCCCGACACGCCCAAGGAATCCTTCGTGAAGGACGAGGAGCTACGTTGGGGCTTCAGCGGACGCGCTCACTTCGGATTTATCCAGCAGCGCATCTACGAGATTGTCGCCACCTCAAACCACTTGCCCGTACACAAGGTCTTGTGGACCGCCCACGAAACTGATGCTCAGGACGCCACCAAGAAGGCCATCTATGGTCCGTACATCATAGGCGCCGCCATGACCGGATTATGCGGCGCTTGGTTCGGTGCCATGTTGCACTTATTCAGTACGCCGCGACAGGTGACCATCGACGACCCGGTGGACAAAACTAAAAAAGTGAGCGTGGTGCGTCGCGTCCCAATGATGTACCTACGTGAGCACATCGACCCTGACGACCCTTACAAGGTGCCGTATCTCGCGAAACCTAGAGGTCCCTACACCATGTGGGCGGACTGGCCGGACGTGATGCCGCCTGATATGCATTTGTTTTACACCAAACTTGACGACATGGGAGCGCGGGCTATCGCTGCCATCCGCGCCAAGCAAGCTCAAGGAGGAACCAAGTGAGTAGCGCACTAGCAGGAACAAGAGCTAACTACAAATGGTCGCTGATAAGGAAGTGGGTCACGTTGATGCGGCTGGATGTTGTGGAAGCAGCCACCAAAGAAGCGTTCAAAAAGTATCCGCTTCCCGAGTCCGAAGGTGGGGACAAAAGACGCGGCCCGGCACTGACCCTGCCGGAATCGTTGCGTAATATCAAACAGTAAATATATAGGAGGCCCTTAGGGCGAGGGGGCAGGATGTACGCAAAATGGAGGAACAAATGAGCGAAGTGTTACGAGGTAAGCTGTTTGAGTATGTCGTGCTTTTTCATCCCAAGCAGACCAGAGAACAGAACGACCGCAACGAAAGCCCGAAGTCGGAAATTGTCATCAAGCCGACCCAAGTGCTGGCGACCAGCGAAGCGCAAGTGTCTATCCTGGCGGCCAAGGCCATCCCCGATACGCACCTTGACCACTTGGAGGACATCGAGATCGCTGTCCGCCCTTTCTAGCACCGCGCGCTGGTGCTGGTGTCGGCTCCGCGTCAAGCTCAGGCGCAAGCGCACCAGCAAAAAGGCCAGCCGCGACGGTGCGCCGAAGTGACTTGAGCAGGGAGCTGGAGGAGTACAAGAAGTTAAGCGCTATAGGTGGTGCGCCGTGGGCTGGCGCCGCTACTATGACTGGTAACAGCACCAGCTTCACCAGTTCACCGTCGGTGACTTTCAGCAACACGTCGACTTCCAATGTCTACAATGCAGCCGCAGTGCTGCGGAAAGGGGCCATCAAGTGAAGCTCGGCCCACAAGGTACTCACAGCGACGGCAAGTTGCGGCCTGACGACAAAGGTGACTTGAGGATTGCTGTCAGCCACACAGAGAAGTACGTTGAGGTGCATTTCGGCGCCAGCGTGGGATGGCTGGCCATGCCGCCGCATCAGGCAAGAGACATTGCAGCAGCGTTGGTGAAGCACGCCGACGAAATCGAAAGGAAGGTAGCATGAGCGACATGAGTCTTGAGCAGTTGCTGGCCGAGTTGAGTCACGAGGATGCCCCGCCAGAGTTTGACTGGGCGGCTCCTGAAGCCGGAGCATTCGCACCCGCCATCCAGCCCGGCACCTACGAGTTTATCGCCAGCGTGCGCACCGACGCTGACGTGCAAGGGTTCGGGAAGATGGAGTATCAGGGTCATAAGTACCTGACAGCCGTCTTAGACTTCGAGGTGCTGGTGCCTGGCAAGGACCCTGTCAAGGTGACTTATCAGCGCGTCAACACCTTCAAACACGAAAAGGTGGCCATCAGTTCGATGGGCGAGTTGCTCAGGTCGCTGTCGCTGCATACACAGCTTCCTGACCGGCCCACCGATGCCGACATCGTCAGGACTCTTCAGGCCAACAGCGGACGCGCCAGGGGCAGGGGTGAAGCGGCTTGGCGCTTCTACTGCAAGGCGCACCAGCTCACCATCTCCACCGCACCGCGCAAACGCAAGGGCATCAAGGACACGCCGTGGCCCCGGCGGGCGGATGGCTCGCTCGAATTGACAGTGTCGTGCCCCCAAGATGGCGCGAGCGCCAACAAGAGCTATGGGCAGGTGGAGTTTATTCGCTACTTTACCGCGAAGAGTGAAGCAGCGTCATCTTAGTCGGAAGTCTCGGCTAAGCACCGGGGACGGCGTGTCAGGAGGAGCGCTGTCCCTTCTGTTTTGGAGGCCGCATGCACAAAGTAATGCGAAACTACTGGATTGGCGTGGCGCTGATGGTTGGCAACACGCTGCTGTTGGCTCTCAACGTTTATAGGCACAACTGGTGGGCAGTAGCGGTGAATGGCGCCACCGCCATCGGCGTAGCGCTAGGCATGAAATGGCTGATCGAGACGGCCCATTTTGTCGGCTACGGTGATGGGCTCGACTGGGCCAAAGACACGTTGCGAGAGACTATGAATGCAGCCACAAGGTCCACATTGCGGTAGTTGCCCTTACAGCTCAGGCGAACGCTTCATCCCTGCCGATGGCAGTGGCAGCAGTGGCATCCTGCTGGTTGGCGACAGCCCATGGGTTGACGAAATAGCCGCTGGGCGCCCTTTCGCTGGCGCCGCTGGCCGCACCCTCGACCGCATCCTCTCGCTCATGCCTGGCGGTGGGATGGCTCGTGGCGACCTCACTGTTGCCAACACCATCTGGTGCAAGCCTCCATACCTGCGCTGGATGGACAAGCCCCATCGTGACGCTGTTGCGGCCATCGAACACTGCCGCCCCAACCTGGACGAGCTTATCTACGCACGCAAGCCCAAGGTCATCGTCCCCATGGGCAACGTGGCACTGAGGAGGGTTTGTGGCGTATCGGGCATTGAAGAACGCGCTGGCTACGTCCTACCAACGCCTTATGGCATCCCTGCGGTGCCTACGTATCATCCGGCTTATATTCAGCGTGGTAAGCAAAACCTCGTACCAGTTGTCCTTTGGGCGCTCCAGCGGGCGGGGCAGATTGCCGATGGTTCATTCACTCCATCTGTATATTCGCTGCTGGTGGACGCTCCTCCCGAAAGTGTGCGCGATTACCTGGCGTCATCGGGAAGCCATATACCAAGCCTCTTCGTTGACATTGAAACTCCCGAATCCGCTGCCCTAGACGAGGAGGACCTGGAGGAGGATGGCCCATCGTATACCATCGTCCGTGCAGGTTTCTCGGTGCGTGCTGGGACGGCCTGTTCATTCCCGTGGGAGCAGCCTTACATAGACATCATGCGTGAGGCCCTCTCGCGCGCTGAGGAGGTCGTAGAATGGGCGGACCATCACTTCGATACCCGAAGACTTGCTGCGGCGGGCCTCGCGATGCCTGCCAGGATTGTATCGGCCATGTGGGCGTGGCACTGGTTGCAAAGCGATTTGCGGAAAGGGTTAGGTCTGGTGGCGCCATTTTTCTATGCCGGGCCGCCTTGGAAGCACTTGAGCGCAGCCGAGCCGGGGCGCTACAACGCCTTAGACAACGCGATTGGATTCGACTGCTACTCAGGTACACGGGCAGCGTTACAATCCCAGGGAAGGTGGGACGCCTTTAACAGGCACTGCGTAGACTTCGCTCCTGTCCTCCAAGCGATGGGCCGCAAAGGCTTGCGTATCGACCGTGCTTACCAGACGGCCTTCATGGCTCAACTTGAGACTGAGTGGGACGTATCGAACACCAAGTTGCAGACCTTCGTCCCTGACGCCATCAAACCACGCAAACAGTGGAAACGCCCCCCGAAGGACTTGACCGGCGTCACCGAACTGCCTGTGCCTTCACCAGAGCAACAAATGATTCTCACCGGCGCCGCAGATAAACTAGGTGAGCTACTGGCCGACCTGTCTGCACCTGGTGCTGGTCGCTCGTCGTCCTACCCGGACGACTCGCTCCATATAACTGAGAGTGCTCACAAGCGCCTGACCGTCACACCTTACCGTTACGAACGCATCGAGCCTTTCAATCCCGACAGTTGGCCGCAAGTGACGGCCCTCGCGAAGCACTTAGGTATCAAACTGCCACCGCGTGAATCGGCCAAGGAGAGCGACGAAGAAGCCCTCGCAACGGACAAGAAAACTCTAGGCAAGTACGCCAAAAAGTACCCCGCCATCGCCTGCATCCTGAAGTGCCGCGAACGCTGGAAGCTCATTTCGACTTATAAGTGGAAGCTCGACGCAGACGACCGCGTCCACTATGTGCTGGGGTACCACCCGTCGACATGGCGTTTATGTATCGCTGAAGGCACTCCCGTGGAGATTGCCAGAAACCTACGGACTAACCCTGACGCACCACCTATTGAAAAGGTGAAGCCTGGTGATTGGGCTTACACCTATGATAACGCTGGTAGGCTTACCGTTCGTAAGGTTGCATGGGTCAAAAAGACCGGCATCCGTAAAGTGGTCCGTGTCCATTGGGAGGCAGGGTACGGGCCGACAATGCGGCAGGGTTATACTGACATGACGCCGGACCACCTTGTGCGGCTTGCCGACGGTTCATGGAAAGAGGCTCAACGATTAACCCCCTATAATAAAGGGACGTGGAAGCACCGAGGTTATCCTAAAGGCGGCAAAGGTGATTCTTTGACGGCCATGAAGCGTGGTGTCACGACTGCTCTAGGATATTCCATACTGCACACCACAGGGCGTCGTGAAGCCGTTAGAGACAACCGCGTCGTCTACGAAGGAGCTACCGGTAAATACGCGGAGCACGTCCACCATATAGACGGTGACAAACTGAACAATCTACCAGACAACCTGCAAGGGTTGGACCGTGACGAACATGGGCACTTAACAGGGTCGGAGAGGTGGGCAAGGGAGGTAACAACAGCCAAGCGCGTAGGCCCAATGCAGGCACAAGCCCGTAAAGAGCTGCGAGAGCATCTGGAGCGTACAAAGTATCCGAAGCCAGTACCATACTGCCGGTACGTACCGAACAACCATCGCGTCATGAGAGTCGAGAAGTTGGATACCCCTGTTCCGGTGTACGATTTGGAGGTAGAAGAGACTCATAACTTCATTGCTGGAGAAATATGCGTACACAACAGTTGCCGAAACGCAAACCTGCAAACCATCCCCAAGCGCAGCGACCTAGCGCGCCTCTTCAGGCGCATGATCGTCGCGACACCGGGCCACAAACTGATCGAGGGAGACTCGGCGGCGATAGAGGCAGTCTTGGTTGGCTACTTCGCCGGGTCGGCACGATACAGGCGGCTGGCCAAGTGTGGCGTACATGGGTGGCTTACAGCGAAACTGCACGGATTGGAAATCCCCCTGACCCTGGAGGACTCCGAGTTGCAGAGGCAATCGAAGCTCTCGAAGAAACAGTGGCCCGAGGATTACGAGAAGATGAAACGCGTGGTGCACCTGTCAAATTACCTCGGCACAAAAAGGCGCATCCATGAGGAATATCCTGACGACTTCCCGACTGAGCGCGAAGCCGCTAAGCTACAGCAATTCTACCTTGGCAGCGACCCCGGCCAAGACGTGCGCGCCTGGCAAAAAGCCACCGTCGAACTGGCCCATGCCTCGAAAGCGCTCGAAAACAACTTCGGCCTGCGCCACCGTTTTTATAGCCTGTATGCCTGGAACGCCCGCCGCTCGACGTGGGAATTCGGCGACGACGCCAAGCGGGCTGTTGCGTTCCGCCCACAGTCTGCTGCTGCGGCCATCCAGCGCATCATCGTGCAACGCCTGCTGGAACGCATGCCTCAAGCGCTCCAATGGCTCTGCCTGCTGGTCCACGACTCCATCATCGCCGACGTGCCGGACGCTCATGTCGATGAGTACTGTACAGCCCTCTACGAAGCGATGACCTCGCCCATCGACGAACTCGAAGGGCTGACCATTGGCGCTGAGATGCTGATGGGCGACAACGCCGCGCCAGCCGACCAGGACAACGAAAAGGGCATGCGCGAGTGGCTGCCACGTTAGTTACTGACGGGTATACTTGTGCCGAAAGGTGTTCACCGATGAAGTTCAAGGACGCTGACGAGGAAGAGTTCGCTACACAAATCTGCATCGTACATGACGACAAAGGCCAGCCCCATGTCATCACCTACGACATGATGGACAAGCCCGACCAGATAGCTGAGTTGCTCAACCTTAAGACAGGCGAAATGTTTAGCATTGGTGTGTACCAGTTGCTGGGTACGCCGCGCTTCGTGAAAAGAGGGAAAGGTTCCCTGCAATGAGGGGGAAATCGCTTGACAACTAGGCCACGGGGGGCGCAGCATTCACAGGTGAGGCCCGCATGCGACCGAAACATCCCGTCAAGGTACTGATTCTCGCCATAGCGCTTACTAGTGCCACCTTCTACCCCAGCGCCTGCGTCAAAGGCTCTGTTACTCACAAAGCTACCGTCGGCCAGCACACCCTGCGCGAAGCTGTTGGTGCCTTCCAAGACGCTGAAATAGCCGAGTTCCACCAAGGTTTCGTGCCCCCTGACACGCACCTGCGCATCCAAACGGTCATCCAAAAGATCGCCATGGCCGCCGTGGACCTTGACAACTCCCTCGCCAGTGGCGCCACCGCTGCCTCCTTCAAGGCCAAGTTCGACGCCATCTACACTCTGCTCGACTCCCTCAACACTGACGGCATCTTGGGCATCAAAAATCCCACCACCAAGCAGACCCTCGAAGTCGCCCTAGACGGCATCCGCGCCATCGTCGATAACATTCTCGTCGGGGTAAAGTGAGCTAAACATGCCCGAAATGATACTGAAGATTCTGCAAATGCTGCTGATCGCCGAGCCTGCGGTCGTCAGCGCCATACATAACCTGATGACCGGCACCGGCACCGCCGACGACCTAGCCGTCCTGAAGGCCGACGCCATCGCTTGGCAGGCTATTGCCGACAAGGCGGCGGCGGAGATTGCCAAGGGTAAGCCTCCAGCGCCAGTTACACAGTGACTTTGGCTGTCTGCGGTTTCACCCACAACCGCACGTAGTTAGCGAATTCGCGGGTATGTCTGCACCGCCGCAAGAGCGTGGAATGACAGGCAGCCAAACAACTTTGACGGTGCGCCTAGCCAGCGCTAACGAACCAGAAGGGCGTGCCAGCGGCAATGGCCAAGGTTGCAAGACGCTCCTCTCGCCGTCAAAACCATTGGCCTTGTAGCTCAACCGGATAGAGCAGCGGAGTTCTAACCCGCCGGTAGCGAGTTCGACTCTCGCCAGGGCCACTAGTTTTCACGGTGAGCCTCCCGTGACAAGAAGGAGGCAGGTTAGCCACGATGGCTTGAAGGGGCTGCGCCTCCTCGACTGGTGCGGCCCTTTCTTTTATCCAGTGAACGAAGCAAGGCGCTTGTCGATGAGTTCAAACACTGCTGCCATCCCACCCTCTTTGAAGGTGTAGCGCATCTCGTCATCCGGCGTAGCAGGCAGTTCGCGCAGATAAAAATGTGCCCGGTCGGGGAACATCCTCCACTCTGCGCCCTCGGCCAACTGACAATCTTTGGCTAGCAACAGCACCCACTTCCAGCTTACATCCAGGGCGTCCCAGTCCGGCGTGAATGCGGGCATGCCTTCCTTGCCAGGCACGATGTCCACCGCATAAGCCATATTGTGTGCCGAATGCCCGCCTTGCGCGTTGGTCACTATTGCCCCTGGGAGGGTACGCCCCTTGGCGTAGAGCAAGTCTTGTTCCGCCCAGGTGCGCAGCCCACATGTCACTCGCAGGGGCACACCATTCGCTTCACACTTGTCGTTGAGTGACCTGATGCGGCGCGCCAGCTCAGGGTGGACCTCGTTCAATCTAGCTTCTGAGATGTTGTCGAGCATGCTCAAGCCTCACCGTTTCGGCAAATTCGTGATGACCACGTCGAGTTTAGTTTCGAGCTTGTCCAGTCGGCGGGAAATCTCTTCCTTGATTTCGCGGAACCCCTGCGTGGCCTCTTCGAGCTTCTGGAGGCGCCGTTCATGGTCTTCCACGGTGAATTTGATGGTCCCGTAGACGATACCGAAGCCGACGAGTTGCAGTGCCAACCACAGAAGGACGTGGACCCATTTGAGGGTGATGCCAGGCTTCCCATTTTCGTTCATGCTTTAGGCGCTCCAAGAGGTGGTATCGCTGGGGATGTGGCATTCGTTTGCGAAATACCCTTGTAGACTTCTGATGTTGTGTCGGCATTTTTCCTCCAGCACAGGGCACAGTCTGGTCCACAAGCGTGGTCTGCTGTTTCGCCTTCGCCCTCCATCACCAGGGCTTTGTATAGGCTCAGGTCGGGCACCATGTAGGTCTCCTTGAACATGTTGCGGGCCGTCCACATCAGATACCCGTATTCGTACTCGTCTTTGGGCCAGTGTCGACCTTCTGTAAGCATCTATCCCCTAAAGCTGCAACTCATTGCGTCGGCTGGACCCAGCCCCAATTCAGCCCGCCAGTTTCGAGCATGAAACGGACAGTGCTCTGACCGGCGGGGAGCGCCACGCTGGCCGTGGTCCTTTGCTGCTGATAGACGCCCCATCCTCCAGTGCCGCTCGCAACGAGCGAAGCGCCGATCTTCGTTCCGAAAGGGAATTCGTAGTGATACAGGGCATTCGCGCCGGAAGCGTTCGCAAAGCAAGTCGTAAGGAAATAATTCCCAGCCGTAGGGACGCTGACGCTGATATCTACGGTCAGGCCGGGCACGGTCCAGCCCAAAGGGCCGCGCGGGTCAGAAGGCACGCAGGACGCTAAAGTGAAGTGCGGACCATTGGGGCCGATGAGTGGATTCGACGTGATGATAGAACTGGTGCCGAATGTTACCGGGCCGTTCGTTCCCGTTCCTGCTGGGCCTGCTGGCCCTTGAGGACCTATACTCCCTTGCGGTCCCTGCGGGCCGACGTTGCCCTGAGGTCCTTGCGCCCCTTGAGCGCCAGTGCCGCCTTGCGCTCCCGTAGCTCCTGGTGGACCTTGAGGGCCTGGCGCTCCATCTTTGCCTGTTGGCCCCTGCGGACCCGCTGGCCCTGTAGCGCCTGTAACGCCAATCGGTCCTTGTAGACCAGTATCGCCCTGTGGACCTTGAGGACCTGCGGGAATCTTACCGATGGCCGTCGCTACACTTCCGGTCGGTGAATACAAGTCAGCGTCATGCTTCATTAGCAAGTCCGTATAGACCTTCACGTTGGCGTTGACGTTGGTCATCAACTGCGCTGAGTTGCCAAGATCGGTGAGGTTGAAGATTGGCGGCAAAACTGGCGGCACATATGGCGTCTGAGCGGCAAGCCCGGCAGGGACGAAAAGTACAGCGATGGCAAGCAGTTTCTTCACTTTCGCTCCTCGCACAGAAACTCAACTTTTGCCCCTATCGGCGTAAGTATCTGCACATAGTTCTTGTCCACGCTCTCGATTACCGCATGGTCACCGTAGACGAAGCAGCGCGGCGCCCTGGCGTAAGGCGCTGCAAAATAATATTGCACTCCTACGATCTGTCCGCTCGAAGCGAAGACG